GTGCAGACAGAAGGGAAAGGAATGATAGAAGTTATGAAAAAAGGGATTATTTTTGATTTGGACGGAACTTTGTGGGATTCATCCCAAGGGGTGGCGGACTCATGGCAGGATTCATTGGAAAAGCATTTTGATATTGAAAAAGTTATTACCGCAGGGATGATACAGGGCGTAATGGGAAAAAGCATGTATGAGATTTCCGACATCCTTTTTTCCGAATTTGAAATGAAAAAACGAAGGGAACTGCTGTCTTATTGCTGTGAGCAGGAAAATGAATATATCCGCACCCATGGCGGAATTTTAATGGACGGCTTAGAGGAAGTTTTAGAACAGCTAAAGGCCAGCGGCTATCATTTGAGCATAGTAAGCAACTGCCAGGAAGGCTATATTGAGGCGTTTTTGGAATACCATAAGCTGGGAGGGTATTTTGATGATTTTGAGTGCTTCGGCAGGACTGGGCGGGAAAAAGGGCGCAACATCCGCTTGGTAGTGGAGCGCAGCCAGCTAGATCAGGCCGTTTATATCGGGGATGTCCAGGGGGATTACTATGCAGCGCAGGAAGCAGGGGTGCCCTTTATCCATGCTAAGAACGGGTATGGCACAATCCGGGAGGAAGTGCCTTATATTACAGGCCTCTCCCAGATCCCAAAGGTAGTGGAGGATGTGTTTGCCAAAGGGAAAGAAGCTAATGGCAGCCAGATGGAGAAAATCGCAAGCTTTACCATAGACCATATCAAGCTGGAACCGGGCATTTACGTTTCCAGGAAGGACGAAGTAGGCCATGAGGTAATTACGACCTTTGATCTGCGCATGACTTCCCCCAATGACGAACCGGTGATGAATACGGCGGAAGTGCATACCATTGAGCATTTGGCGGCCACCTACCTGCGCAATGAGCCAGTTTATGGGGACAAAGTTATTTATTTCGGGCCTATGGGATGCAGGACAGGCTTTTATCTGCTGCTGGCCGGGGATTACGAGTCCCGGGATATTGTAAAGCTGATTACTGATCTGTTTGAGTTTATCCGGGATTTCGAAGGGGAAGTGCCCGGGGCAAGCCCCAGGGACTGCGGCAATTATCTGGATATGAACCTTGGGATGGCAAAATATCTGGCGGGCCGTTACCTGCAGAATACCTTGTACGGCATTAATACGAAGCATTTGGTTTACCCAGAGCCAAATACCTCGCGGTAAGCTACAGGGCATTTGGCCCTCGCGGCATTCGCCAAATATCCGCGCAAGCGCGGCTGCTTGGTTCATTGCTCGCGGGAATAAAACATTGGAAAACCAAGGAAAGGGACATAAAATGAAAAAAATAGGGATTATCGGAGCCATGGAACTGGAAGTGGAAGCCCTGAAAGGGAAAATGGAACTCCGCAGCAAAGTGGAAAAGGCTTCCATGGAATTTTGGGAAGGGACGTTGGACGGCACAGAAGCAGTTGTCGTAAGGAGCGGGATTGGCAAGGTAAATGCGGCAGTCTGTACCCAGATCCTCTGCGACTGTTTCCAGGTGACCCATGTTATCAATACGGGCATTGCAGGCTCCTTGAAAAATGAAATTGATATCGGGGACATTGTGGTATCCACAGATGTCCTCCACCATGACGTGGATGTGCAGGTATTTGGCTACCCGCTGGGGGAAGTGCCCCAGCTCGGGCGGCTGTCCTTCCCAACAGACGGCCATTTGGCCCAGCTTGCGGTAGACTGCTGTAAGGAAGCCAACCCTGACATATCGGTGTACCGGGGCAGGATTGTAAGCGGGGACCAGTTTATCAGCGACAAAGCAGTCAAGGAGCGGATTATTAAGAATTTCCAAGGGTTCTGCGTGGAAATGGAAGGGGCGGCCATTGCCCATACGGCATACTTAAACCATGTGCCCTTTGTAATTATCCGGGCCATTTCGGATAAGGCGGACGACAGCGCAGAAATGGCTTACCCTGTTTTTGAAAAAGCCGCAGCCGCACATTCCGCAGCTTTAGTGGAGCATATGCTGCCTAAGATATAACAGGGGCTGTGCTGCAAGCTTTATGTTCTGCTGCATGCGGCACAGTACTTGGCTGAATTTTTATAAGAATTTCTTAATTTGGAAAAATGCCATTGTTTCTTAAGATTCCCTGTGCTATAATCCAGTGAGATATATGGAAAGTGAAGCGTGAAAGCAAAAGGTGGTTCAATGAAGGAGAAATTAAAGGCTTTTTTCTGCCGCTACCGCCATGGGTGGGTAATGTCATATTTTTGCATTTACCTGATGTGGTTTGCGTATCTGGAGCGGACGGTAACTAGGCGGTTCCATGTCATCCACATGCCGGTGGACGATTATATCCCATTTATAGAAGTGTTTGTCGTCCCATATTTCCTGTGGTTTGGGTATGTTGCCCTTGCAGTTGCATTTTTCTTTTTCACAAATGTGCAGGATTATTATAAGCTGTGTATTTTTTTGTTTGTGGGCATGACGGTTTTTTTGGTGGTGTCTACGGTATACCCCAATGGGCATTACCTGCGGCCAAGGGTATTTGAGCGGGACAATATTTTTGTCACAATGGTAAAGGGGCTTTACATGGTGGATACCCCCACGAACCTGTTCCCCAGTATCCATGTGTACAACTCTATTGGCGTACACTTTTCCATCATGCACAGCAGCCGGCTTAAGGAAAAGAAATGGGTGCGGCGGGGCTCTTTTGCGCTGATGGTATCCATCGTTGCATCCACCGTGTTCTTAAAGCAGCATTCTGTGTTCGATGTCATTACTGGGTGCAGCATGGCGGTTGTCATGTATACCTTGGTCTATGGCGGGGAACTGCTGGCAAGCCGGAGGAGGGTTTATGGCAGGCCGTACCGGGAACTTAACAGCTAATATAAGTATAGATAAGGAAGGACGTAAAGCCTGGCAGTGCTTGGGCTTTGCGTTTTTTGATATTTGTGGATTCCATGGAAAATAAAATGTGGCAAGGTATCGTAACAGCAGTGTTATTGCTGGTGGATACAGGAGAAGTAAATAGGATAACCAAATACCCCGCAGCAAGCTACGGGGCATGACCTGGCTTGCTGCGGGGTATTCAACCCTCGCGGCATTCGCCAAATATCCGCGCAAGCGCGGCTGCTTGGCTCATTGCTCGCGGGAATAAAGAAAAATCGGGGTAACAGGATTCGAACCTGCGACCTCACGGTGCGCAAGCAAAGAGTGAAAACAGCGTGGATAAAGGCGTTTCAGAACATGGGTAACCAAAAGGTAATCAAAAAAGTAATCAGAACAGGCGTACGTAAAATAATCATCTAAGAAAGGAAGAATCCTGTACATCGTGGAATTGAATAGTTTAAATATTTGGACATCTAAGTAAGTCCATTACCAGTTTAGCAGCAGATTGGTAGTGGGCTTATTTTAGTGCCTGAAACCACAAACCAAACACCACAGGCCATTCAATATGAAAATGTTCCTATGATCCACATAGGGCTTCATAGTGGCATCCTAATAGCCAATCCTACAGTAACTTGAAACTACGGTTTCATTGCAGCAACCAAAACAGGATCCAAAATTAAAAAACTATAACCCAATATTAAAACCAAAAAAATCCAGAACCCAAGGAGGACAAATTAATTGGCAAAACACGTCCGCAACATGAACGAACTACAGAAGGCATTGCAGCCCACCATGATAAAAATGGTTGACAAATTAGCGCAAAGAGTATATGAAACACTGAATTATTTCATATCAGACTATTATACAGGCTGGACACCGGAGAGCTACCGGAGGACAGAAGCATTTTTACGTTCAGCAGTAAAAGTGGATGCCTACCCAGACAAAGGCGGCGTAAAAGCAAGCGTATACATTGATTACAATTCCATGGACGATTATGTAAATGCAACCGGGTATCAGGTGGCACAGTGGGCAAACAGTGGATTGCATGGGGGACTGTCCGTAAGCCATAAGCCCCGTGTATGGGATGACACGGTGGACGAAACAATCAACAATGGCAGCTTATTACAATTGGCAGTCCAGTATTTAAGGAGCCAGGGAATATCGGTAAGAAGTTAAATAACGGGAACCAGGAAGGGGAAAAAACAGTATGGAAACAGTGAACAAGAAGGAGTTTGCCTATAAGATAGCAGAGCAAGGCGGCTTTTATAAAAAGGATGCAGTAAAAATGGTGGAATTATTCTGGGAGACGCTCATGGATTATCTGTCGGAGGGCAAAAAAGTCAACTTCTATGGGCTAGGGCATTTTGAATTAAAAAACGTCAGGGGGAAAACAGCAAGGAACCCGAAAACCGGAGAAGCGTGTATTGTGCCGGAGCATAAGAAAGTGAAGTTCTATTCCAGTGAGACATTGGCAGATAAAATAGAGAATGAATAAAAACGGAGGATGAATGACAGGAGCGCGTTTCATGAAAATCCATATGGACAGGAAACTAGAGAATTGCAACCATTGTATTTACAGGGAAGAGTTAAGCAGGCATTTAGATTTGGATGACTATTGTGCAAAAAGTATGAAAAGAACAGGCAGGATTAACATGGATATTGATTGCCCATTAGAGGAATTGGAGGATAAGAGAGTATGAATAGGACGCAAAATTGCGCTGAATGTAAATTTATGAAAAAATATGACTATGGTAAAAAGATTTATTATTGTGACCATGAAAACAGGACAGATGATATAGGTAAATTGAGTGCAGAGGAGTTACCAGAGACAAGCCCTGTATGGTGCCCGTTGAGAGAAAAGGTAAATGAGTGAAAGTATGAGTTGCGAATAGGTTTAATCATACTGGGCCATTTTTATGATAAAAAATGCTTAAAACCCTTGATTTATAAAGGATTAAGCCAGGCCACATATAATTAAAGGAGCTTACTATATGCAGTTCAAAGATTTAGCATGGAAAGATATTGTACCAGATGATGTGGCCTGTATGCAGAAATTGCAGGATAAATCTATGTGGCGTAACCAAAATGGAATTTAATATTAATCATGAACCAAAAGAGAATAAATACATTTTATATTCCTTTGGTAAGGGAAGTGCCAGAAGATTGCAGCCAGATACATATAATTCTTTAGAGGAAGCAAAGAGTGCCGCATATAGGGTGTACAGTAGTGAAATGGCAAGGATAAAGAAAGCAGTTGACTATTTACTCGCTGCTTAGAAAAAAGTGGTGTGAATCACTGGACACGAAATTAGGCAGAGTATAATTTAACGCCCACGATTTCGTGGTGGTTAATGATTCCTAAGTGAAACTGCTTCACTTAGAGGATTATTAGTATAAATTGCCATTACAGGGCAATCAAAGTAAACTGTAAAACTGAAATTCAATAAATTTTAATAACTCAAACTTCGCACTTGAATAAGTACCTATGCACCTTGAAAATTCAATAATAACTGGCATAAAAATAGCATGAAACCGTCTGGTTTTGATATAATTGAGTTGTTCAGAAACAATCATATATCCGGAGGCTCATGCTATGAATAAAAGTATAACACAAGACAATCAAAATGATAACCAGATTTCGAAATCTATCAGAAGATTTTTTACACGGTTTCATCTTTCTTCTGCATTGAAAACTGCTAATGCCTACAAAAAGAAGGGAATTTCTGCAGCACTGATTTTTCAGTATCTGTTTCTTTTGATATTTTCAAACAGAAGTATGTATATGAACCTGCTGATTGGAAAAGACTCACCGGATTTTGCAAAAGATACGGTTTATCGTTTTATGAAAATGCTCCAGATCAACTGGGTTCGGTTCACAACGGTTTTATCCAGCCGAATCATCAGGGATGCCATTGCTCCACTTGATTCGGCAGACCGTGTCAACGTACTGATCATTGACGATTCCATGTTTGAACGTAACCGTTCCAAAAAAGCGGAACTTCTTGCAAAGGTATATGACCATGCAAAACATTGTTATAAATTTGGTTTTCGCATGCTTACATTAGGCTGGTCAGATGGAAGCACTTTTCTCCCGGCCAACAGTGTCCTTCTCTCCACCGAAAATAAAAAGAACAGAATCAATGAAGCAAAGGAAACGGATAAAAGAACGGTTGGATATAAGCGCCGTATGCTTGCTGTCAAGAAAGGAACGATCGCCATGCTGGAGCTTTTAAAATCTGCTAAAAAGGCTGGTATTCCGGCTAAATACGTTCTGTTTGACAGCTGGTTCTCTTCCCCAAGCTCTCTTCATGCTGTCAAAGAAATCGGATATGATGTAATTGCAATGGTAAAGAAAACACCTAAAATGTTCTTCCGGTATAACAGCGAAGATATGCCGCTGACAACTATTTACAAGAAAAACAGGAAACGGCGTGGACGTTCCCGGTATCTGCTTTCCGTCATGGTGGATGTTGTAAAGGAAGGAAAAACCATCCCTGCCAAAGTGGTCTATATCCGTAACAAAAACAAGAGAAAGGAATATCTTTGTCTCATTTCCACAGACGTGAGTCTGAGTGAAGAAGAGATTATCCGCATTTATGGAAAACGCTGGGATATTGAAGTATTCTTCAAAGTCTGCAAGAGCTATCTTAATCTAAGTAAAGAATGCAGATCCCTATCTTATGATGCAATGACTGCCCATACAGCAATCGTTTTTACAAGATATATGATGCTTTCCCTGGAGAACCGGGAATCTAATGATACCCGTTCTATGGGGGAACTGTTTTTATACTTTTCTGATGAGATGTCTGATATCACATGGATACAGGCTTTTCAAATACTGCTTCAAATGTTCAGAACTCTGCTTGTGGATCAGATAGATATATCTGATGAAAAAATCGACGAGCTTGTAAAAGCATTTATGGATGCAATACCTGCACTTTTAAAATCGAAGCTGCAAGTGGCATAATTGACTGAACATTGGCAACTGAATACTGCCAGATATTGAATTTTCAAGGTGCATAGCTAAAATCTATGTGCGAAGTTTGAGTTAATAACTATCAACTATTTCATAGCGGAATTTTCCGCAACGAGATTCCAATAAATGATGATGAAAATTGAATATTGAAAAATAAATGTAAGGGACATAAAAGTTGTAAGTCCCATTAGTGAATGTGATACAAAGGGCTGAATGTAATGTTCAGTCCTTTTAAAAAGAGAAGTAATATTTATGGACTTCTAATTATTAGCAGTCCTATTTACCATGCAAAAATCCAACATTTTGATTTGAGGGCTAAACAAGTTAAGCATGAAAAATTTTGTTGGGTTTTTGGGAGTGTATTTCTAGAAGTATATAGGGGTGTCGAAGTTCAGCATACCTTACAGATAAACTACTAAAATTTGATAGGAATGATAAGGATGTTAAAACTTTTAACAGGTTTACAGGAGACAACCTTTTGGTTGTGAGTAAAGTTACTTGAGCAAAAATTCGATTTAGTATATTTTTATCTATCAGTAAATCAAAAGAGAATATATGGATATGATTTCGGATGTGAAAAATATTCACAGCAGAAAAGTATATATCAGATGAAGAAATTATTTATGTAACAGCAAATGAGAAATTGCACACCAACAGAAGAAATAGAATCAAAAAGGAGAATATTTATAATGAAGGATTTTGTAACAGTATTTACGGCTCAGAAAGCAAGGCAGCTACTCAAAGAGGGATTTGTTATTACTGATATCAAACCTGGTAAAACAGATGATGATCACAAGCGGAGTATTTTTATTTTCAGAAATGAAGAAGGATTATTGGAAAGACTAAAAGAATGAACATTGAAGATTACATATAGAGATTTCCCCGCAAGCGGTGAAATTTTGTCGGTTTTGTGTTTCGATTTCCATTTTTGAACATCAAGAAGTACATATAAAGTAAATATCTTATATGTGTATCCTGATGTTCAAATTTGGAAAGGGTTACAAATTGTATACAAAAATCAGACATTTTTGAGCGTAGCGAAAAACTCAATATGTAATACATAATGTACAAAAAATCAAAAAGGAGAAAATGATGTATACACAAAAAGGAAAGAAATATATCTATTCAGTCATTCAGGCAAATGAATTTATCCAAAGGGGATATAGATGCTTGGAGACAGGATTTAATTCAAAACAAAGGAAATATTATTGGGTATTCGATTATGAAGAAGTACAGCCATACTATGAGACAAATGATAGATATGCAAATGAATAAAAGAAAGGTTATAGATGACAGAGTTAGAGATAAACAAGGAATACACATATCCGCAAATTTGTGAGATAGTTGGATGGGAACAAAAGGCAGGTAATTCAAAAAAAGCACAGCTTAGGGAAATTGAAGATGCTTACGAATATTACCATCCAGAGAATAGGAAAACACATAAACCAAAAAAATCATATATATTTACTAGAAAAATCCGTGATCTGGTAGAACCGTCAAAAGAAAACAGTGCAGGTAATAACCGAAAGAATATCCAATCAATGATCTGGTATCTACAAGCAAAGTTTGATCTTGATGATAACTGGTATTCATTCACAGATTGGTATTGTGAGAAATTGGAGCTGATGCATAAGGGAATCTGCAATGCAGTTTATCATCCTGATGAGATAGATGCTGTATGTGAAAAATGCAATATTTCTGATGGCAAGTTATTCTGTGAATATGTTTCGGCTGCAAAATCAGAACTGAAAAATATGTTTCTGAAATCGCTGGCTTACTTGGAAAAGAAAGGTAAGATTACATACCATGACGAGTATAAATTTATCTATCAGTTGGGGGAACGAACAAGAGGTTATGTAATTACAGATTGTTTAAATAATGTTGTGGAAGATATTGAAACCGTTGTGTGTAATGATATGAATGAAGAATATAATCTGAGTAAAAAGATGAAAGGCAGACAATTATTAAAAATAATTTTTTCAAAAGAGAAACTTACCAATGAATTTAAAGAGTTTTGCCTATTCGCTTTAAATGACAATGATGAGGTTTTAAACAAACTAAATAATGAATTATCTTATCAACATCCAACATTTCATCCGGATTACAGTTCTATAAGTTCTGAACGCCAGTTGATTTCATATTATCGTGGAATATCCATTACGGATATGGAACTTGAAGAAAGTGATCAAGATTGTCTTGCATTAGATATAACAAACAGAATCAGAACTAAAGTAAGAAAATCACTGATGAAAAGTTATAGAAAGCCAATAATACAATCTGATTTACAGGCGATTGAAAAAGCATTATTTCAACAGTACTATGATGAAATTGACGAGGATATACTATTACTTGCAGATAATGATGATGCATCGGATATTGAACAGATTTTTGGTGAGACAAATAAGTTTACTGACAAATCTGATAATTGGGGCGAACCTGTTTCAATGGAGCATGATTTTCCTATAGAAGAAATACTGGACATGCCTACAGAGGGCGAGGTTCAAATGAACCTGCCCTAACAAATACGAATTGTGTGGGGCAGGATGAACTTTATAAAGTGGTGTCCACTCCAATTGGAGTGGAGTCCCAAACAGGTGATTACAATGAACCTGATTATATAGAAGTAGATAATGAATCTCATGGTCGAAAAATTGGCCATGGGACATTTCGCGTTACTGGGAATAATTCAGGGTTTGTAGGCATAGATGATTTATATTGGAAAATTGTTATGCAGACAGGGGGTACAAAATTTTGTACTGCCCTATCAAAATACTTTAGGTGAGCCAAATTTGGCGATGCTTACAAGGGGGGAGTGCCTAAAAATGACACCCCCTATTGGGACACTGGCTTTCAAGGGACACTGTAAAACTCAGCATCCAACATGTACCGAAAAGTACGGCTCCGACAGAATTGACGGAACTGGTTAAAGGGGACGGTGAAATACCGATACCATTATTGCATAGTATAAGTGTGTCTTTTGGAATATATGGTTATCCAACGATTAGTCCGATTGGACGAATCAAGGTCACTGGCAGTTACCTTCAATATAAAAGTGCCAAATTAAAAACTTTTTCATTTGGCATAAGACTTGATTCGTCAAAATTCTCATGAAACTTATAAAATCAAAAGATGCAATTTGCTGTCTTAAAAATCAAGCGATAAAATTTGTCGTTTGAATCAGAAGGTCAAAATGACCTCTTGACCGTATTCCTATAATGGGCATTCGCTAAGTTCAACTTACGATTTCGGTTCAAACAGATTCCGTAAAAGTGGATAGTGTTGTCCGCTGTGGACAACGAATCACAAGATTGGGAATGGTTGTGACACTATGACACAACGACTGCTGCATATTTGGATTATTATAGGTGGGTGGTGTTTCACCATATACCATAGACCCGTGGGACGATGGTTCCTTGCGGGGAACTGGTGTGTACCTGTAGGTACGGTTGTTATCAGGTTTTGAACCATCTTGCTCTAAAAGCAATGTGGTAGATTTAATCTATTCGCATATAAGTGGTCGAAAGAGGAGAAGGGAATATTCCCATGGCTGATTTTGATTTCTAGTCCCTCATTGTGCATGTTTAGAAATTTGCAGTATGAAAGTTTGGATCCAACATTATGTAGGATTGAATATATAAACTGCCTGAACGATTTGTTCTGCTAGGTGGGTAACGATTCGTTATTGAGTTTTATATATTGGAACCTGCGTTGTGCTGGCTGATGGTAAATGTTTTACTGCCAAAGGATAAGCCCAAATGGGTATGTCCTAATTCTGGACATCCGAAAGTGCATAGTATGCATATCTGAAATCTGATAAGCAAACGGTTTAAAATGTTTGGTAAAATAAATTCCGTTCACCTTCTACAGTGATTGTAACGCTTATACCGTTTGAGTTTACAGCGATTAGGCCAAATGGGCTTCACCGCCAGCATCGGTTTTAAACCCAACACCTATAGGGGATGAGTTTTTCACAGAATTGTGAAAAAGTTGCCCCACGGTGGTACAACTGCAATCATATGAATTAGTCTATCGTGGACTAATCCTAAGCCGATACAAACGGCTTAGAAAATATCTCTATTATTTCCCCCAACAAGTGGAGGGAAGTCAGCGTCTCCCGTTTTGGTGCCGCTATATTACAGTTTCGCAGAATTGAGAAATCGCTAGTTTTGGCGAAAACATACAACTGAATATTGGATTATGTCGGAGAGTCCCAATCGGGATTCTCTTTTGGCGTTCGCTTATAAACGAATGCTGTCTATTATCATATCGAAAGGAAGTATCTAAAGAAAATGAGCAATACAAGAGTATCAGAAATTGAAACAACAAAAATATGCAAGAAATGTGGCAGAATCCTGCCTATAGCAAAATTTAGGCTGGTAAAAGGGCAGTTTCATAATCCTTATTACTTAAATCAGTGTAAAGAGTGTGAATATCAATATCAGCGTGAATATTTAGAAGAAAAGAATAAGATTGAGTTTTCGGATAATCTGGAAATGCTGATCCAGAGGCACTACAAAGATATTAAGCATGAAAGGGTGCTTGATATTTCTAAATTTAAGTTTATTCCATTAGGGACAGATGAAATCTTTGTAAAGCTGATGGATTATAAGAACGCCTGGTTATCAAATTATGGTAGGGTGATTAGATATTCATGCGGTAAATATAATCTGTTGCAGGGAAGCTATGATAAATATGGAGCTTTATTCTATTCGTTAAGGAAGAATGTATTCTTTGGTGGCAAATGGACATATAAGGGTGTTCATCTGTATGCGGCAAAAGCAGTAGTAGAAGAATTTATTGTGAATCCTGATAAAGCGAATAATGTTTATATATGGCACAGCGGATTTGATAAGCAGGATCATTATTACAGAAATTTGTATCCGTTGAATCAGGAGCAATACAGGATTGTTAAAAACCATTTCAATAGTACAGGTGATGATTCTGAAAAATTCATATTACAGGTAATGAATGATATAAAGTATAAACCTGATGACTGGAGCAGGAGATGCATGGAGCCTGTTATGTGCGGTATTGGATACCGTGGCAGTGAAAATGTAGACTGTAAATCAGAATCCTATTTAAAATGGCATGATATGATAAACCGTTGTTATAATGCAAAATTCCATGAAAGACAGCCGCAGTACAAGGGATGTACTGTATGCGAGGAATGGCTGAATTATAGCAATTTTAAGGTGTGGTATGATAAGGATAAAATAGCTGGTATGTCATTGGATTTGGATAAGGATATTCTTTTCAAGGGAAATAAAGTTTATAGTCCTGAAACATGTTGCTTTGTGCCACATGCTATTAATACTTTATTCTTGAATGGTAAGAAAAATAGAGGTGGGCTGCCTTTGGGTGTTCATTTTGATAAAAATAAAGGTAAATACCGTGCTGAAATGTCATTTATGGGTGAACAGATCAAACTTGGGACTTTTGATGCTGTGGATTCTGCTTTTGCAAGATATAAGGAATATAAAGAGGATTTTATCAGGGATATAGCTGAACAGTATAGGGATGAGATACCAGATAAGGTATATAAGGCAATGGTGGGTTGGGAGGTTGCAATTGATGACTGAGTGGTGCAGGATATAAAAGTCATGGACAGGCTGGCATATTGGTTATGGCTGATAAATATAAGGGTAAAGTGCCAAGGAAAGCATATGGTGCACTGTTATAGCTTGGAGCGGGGCTATATGCGGAATGATGGATAAATGTACGGTAATGCAGCATAATATGTAATAAAAACGGTTGATTTTTGGCTGGGCATATGGTGGACTTTGTTTATAAAAATGGGAAGTATTGTATGATCAGCTATTGTATTTAGGTGGCTGAGGTGATATAATATGGGAAAAGAAAGCAAAAAAGAAAGTAAGGAGGTCGATTTTATGGCATTAGCGCAAAGATGTAATCCGGGCTGTATTATCTCATATGGAAAAGAGAAAGAATTTTTCAAGAAAGTTAATGACAGTCGGCCGACTGAAGAATTCTGGGAAGAATGTATGCGCCTTAGAAATAATATAAGCCAAGAAACTATTGATATAATTAATGGGTTGATGGACAGAGAAAATTAATGAATGGCGCAGAATTTAAGTATATAGAGCTTGAACAATCAAAAGTTACGGATGAAGTCATAGGGCAGTTTGATTGTGGGAATGCAGACATGACGGAGTACTTGCATTACCAGGCAAAGAAAGACGCGGCAAATGGGAATGGCGTAACTTATGTTTTGGTGACAGAAGACAGGAAACGTATTTATGCGTATGCCACAATAAAAGCATACAGCCTATATTATTATGACGATGCAAATAAGTACCATACAAAGCCGATGGATAATGAAGGGAAAATATTATTATCAATCCCTTGTGTAGAAATAAAAATGTTTGCCATCAGCAGGAAATTGAAAAAGCAGGTGGCATATACTTGGGATTCTGAAAATTTGCAGCATTATTCAAGCATTTTCTTTAAGCTGTTTCTTGAAGAATTGTATTATATGTCAATGAACACGATAGGGTTTCAGATGGTATTTTTGCGCGCGAATGACGAAGGGGAGAGGCTTTATAGAAATAATAAGTTTGTAGACTGTGACGAGTACTTGAATACATATGATGCGAAATCAGAAGGATGTAAGTCCTTAGCAGTTACATTGACAGAAATCGAGAATGTTATATTTTAAGGTATATCGGATGTAAAAATCTGGTGTGCCTTATTTTTTTGCGGTTTTAAGGTATATTATTAGAGCTGCTAAATGCTGCTAAGATTTTTGGAGCACAATTTCTGCTCATATGTAGTTTAGTGTTATTGATGAGAGTAATCTCGTTATGTTTAATTGTTTTGATTTTTCCTATTGAAACTAAGCAGCTTTGATTGCATTTGACAAAATTATAAGCAGATAATTGTTTTAACTCGTTGTTTAATGTCCCATATTTATAATATTCGTCATGTTTTGTATAAATTGAAATATTGTGCTTTTGTATTTTTAAATAATAAATATCGTTAATTTTTATTTTAGATATAGATATTTTTGTTTTGCATACATATTCCTGTTGCATATCTATGAAAAATTGTAGAGCTTGTTCTAAACCAGATATACCATATTGGTTTAAGAAATTACTAAGATATAATTGTTGCTTTTTATTTAATGCAGATTGTAGTAATTCATCCATGATTTTTCTCTAAATGCAAATAATTTTCCTAATATGTTTTTAATCATACCAGTTATGATTATGGCATATTGTCGAAAGAGGTAGATTATTGTATAATTTATTAAAAATTAATTACTAAGGAGCTTCCTGTATAATTCAAATATAGGGAATTCCAAGAAGGGTGGTTGATAAAAAGATACCTCAGAGTAAAATAAGATTACTGGCTTAGCGGGTTAGTAAAAATCTTATTGAACAGAGAGGTATCCAAGATGAATTATAACACACAGAACGCAAAAATTGCATCCATAACTGAAAAAACTCTGATTGTTGGAATTGATGTGGGAAGTGAAACCCACTATGCCCGGGCATTTGACTGGCGCAACTACGAGTATACAAAGAAACCGCTGGAGTTCAGCAACACAGAGGCCGGATTCCAGACATTCAAAGCATGGATGGGGGACATAGCGGAGAAATACGGCAAAACTGCCGTAATACCGGGCATGGAGCCGACAGGGCATTACTGGTTTGCCCTGGGGAAATTCCTGCAGGACAGCGGGATGAGGCCTGTGCATGTGAATCCCCACCACGTGAAAAAATCAAAAGAACTGGATGACAACAACCCCAACAAAAATGACCGTAAAGACCCAAAGACGATCGCTGCGCTTGTCAACGAGGGACGGTTCTCGTACCCTTACATACCAACCGGTATCTATGCAGAGATCAGGAGCCTGTCAAACCTGCGCTTCCAGACGCAGGAGGAGCTCACGAGGATCAGGAACCGCCTGGCCAGATGGTTCGCCATCTACTTCCCTGAATATAAAGACGTTTATGGGGATTTGAAGGCGGTGAGCGGGAGGATGGTGCTGAAGGAGGCGCCGCTGCCGGAGGACATCAGAAAACTGGGGGTGGAAGGTGTGGACCGGATATGGAGGGACGCAAAGCTGAGAGGCGCTGGGATGAAGAGGGCAAAGACCCTGGTAACAGCTGCGGAGCATAGCGTAGGAAGTACGGAAGCGCCGGAAGCCGCCCGTATGGAACTGAAAAACCTTCTGGCTGACATGGATGTATATACCTCAAGGCTGGAGGGGCTTCTCCTGAAAATAGAGGAAAAGCTGAAAGAAATCCCATATGTTGATAAACTGATAGGGATTAAGGGGATCGGCCTGGCAACAGTCAGCGGATTCATTGCGGAGGCGGGAGACATTGGACGTTTTGACAACCCAAAGCAGTTACAGAAGCTGGCGGGATATGCGGTTGTGGCGAATGATTCCGGGAAGCATAACGGCGAAAGCCGGATCAGTTACAGGGGAAGGAAACGCCTGAGGTATGTGCTGTATGAAGCAGCGATATCCTTGATTGGGAAGAATGCGGAGTTCAGGGCAATACATGGGTATTACCGGACACGTAAAGAAAACCCATTAAAGAAGATGCAGTCTGTCGTAGCGGTAGCGTGTAAGGTCCTGAGGATATTCTACACGATACTGACAAAAGGTGTAGACTATGATGCCGGAAAACTGATGGGCGACATCAGGAGGCCACAGATCCAGGCAGCGTAATAAACGGACATAAACCACAAGCAGGCAATGCCCTGTCATAGTTGGGTTGGACTTCCAAAAATTTTGATTGAGGGTTGAATCCAGCTGTGGCAGGAAAGCTGGAAAGTATGGGGAACGATCCGGGAAAACGTCCACCGAAAGGTGCCGGTGAGGGAAGCATACGGGACAGGTCAGTAAGACTTATACAAAGAATGAGCCGGTAGCCGGCAGGAATATTTTCCATAGGGCATGACCCTGGTTAGGAGCTGAGCTGGCACCCTGGTTATGGACAGGCGGGACGAAGGAAGTTAGGACCCCGGCAGAGATGCAGGGTGATCCTGGTAGACACGGGAGGTACGCTGCCATAGAAGGATGGGTATACATAAGGCCATGTAGAGCGAAAACAAAGACGTTCTACTTCGTGTACCCTTCACCCTCTATTTTCGTACCAGATACAGAGAAATGTCCATCTCCTTGGCTCATTCATCTGAGATATGTAACTATAAATTCCTTGATTTTTTAAGGAAAATCACTTGACAATATAGGGAGGGTTTATACATGAATTTGAAAAAGGAAAAGAGTATTGAAACTCCTGAACTTAAGGTTAAAGGAAATATTATGAGTTGGGATGGAATGATGATACAGCTTTCGAATGTTTCTAGTGTTTCTACAGCACCATTGGATCAGCTTGCATTTCCGATGCTTTCTGTTTTATTAATTTTTGTGGGTATAGTAGGACTAAAGCAGGAACTATTTTTTGGCGTTCTACTATTGGTGCTTGGTGGGGCATGGATTTACGGTTGGTACTATATTAACAATAAACGTAAGTTAAATACCATTTTAAGTATTGTTATGAACTCAGGGAGTAATTTACAATTTGTTATTAGTAATAAAAGTTTTCTTGATAAAGTATTGCAAGTTTTAGAGCTAATAATTATTGAGGGGGATATTGGAAAACAAAATATAACTATTAACATAAAAGGAAATACAATTTCAGGAAATGCAAAGGTATTAAACGATTTAAATATGTTATAAGGAGGCTGTATGGGGATAGAAATTAATTTAAGCGGTATGAAAATAGGTGACAATGTTAGGCTTTTGAATGATGCTTCAATTAGGGGGGATGGGGAAGTAAGTTTAAGGTTAGAGAATTTAGAATTAAGCGGACAAGCTGCAATATTAGATAATTTACAAATAGATTCAGTACTGGAAGAGTTAGGTAAAAGAGTGTTACAAATGGATAAGGATTCTGACGAGTATTTACGAATTCAAGAAATATTAAAAAGAAAGCAGTGGAAAAAAGAGAATTTTATTAATTGCGTATTAAAACATGTGAGTGATTTTTCACAAGGAGTTTTAGCAAGTGTAGTGGCGAATTTTCTCACAACTATGTAGTGTATTTATTTTGTAAAAATAACTTAATGGGCATATCATTGGAAGTTGGTATGCCTATTTTTGCTATTTTAGAATAAATGGTATTATGTATATAACAATCAATATCGTTATATTAATTGTTCAAAAATAAGCTAAATTTTCAATGAAAACTTATAGGGTAGCAAATTAGTGGTAAGTAGAACCGTATGAATTTGATGCCAAAAATCTTCAATAAGTATGAAATATAGTCAAATTATATATGGGGTATAGGGGATATGTGGAAGGTTATATTTTCAAACGGAAACCTACCCCCTCCACTGGGTATCATCCTATCACTGGGAAATGCCATTATAGCTCTAAATTTAATGGTATATATTAGATCTTAGATCTTAGGATAGGATGGTTGTTAGCGGTAAATTGGTAGTGTAATAATATTATGAATGAAAATCTAACGTGTATCTTTAATTACGGATGATATTAAGAGGCTGTATTTTAGAGGGGGTATACCGTATATAGGGGATTTTATATTTTCGGATTTTTACATACCCCCCTACCCTTGCATAGATACCTGTCTTGCATCCTAATCAATGGTGTATCTTTAAATTGTAGACGGAATGGTAATAATTGATAAATTGCTAAGGTAATTATGTTGTGTCTGAAATTCTTTGATGTATATTAGATTACTGGCAAAATAAGGACATATTTTATATAGGGTACACCTTCATATAGAGCAAATTATATACTGGAATTGAAACCTAACCCCTTGGTCGGAAGATGATATTCAGTAACCGCTACCATAAACAATAATTAAATTATTTATGGAGTGATTTTTGCGTTAGCAAACAATCACGAATATATCTTCTCTTGATAATATGAGTCTATTTAGATATTGACTTACACAAAATGACCTCTGTAGCAGACCCAAATGAAGAAAAGAATTGCATTTGGGTCTTCAGTAGCAGACCTAAATGGGTTTGAGTGGTTTGGCTGATTGTTTTTAATAGAAGTTTGGTCTGTTCGTTCGATGCTAAAAAATTAAGGTGACATGTGAAATGGACAGATGACCCCTTTCCCACACTAAAGTTTCCGAAATATTATGTAAACCTACCCTAGTACCTTTCCCACCATGCACCCTCCATCCATACCCTGCACAGCCCCACATACCAATATCCTGTACCGTACAACGCAATTATCAGCCCAAATAGCCACTTTTCATACATACCCTAACCAACTTACACCAACACAGCTAAAGACCGAATTTACCCCTTAAAACGCGAAATAAGCCCACATATATGCACCTATATGAACTACAGATACTGCCCAAAACCTGCATGAAAAAAAGCTATGAGAACCAAATCCCATAGCCTTATTCTTTACTGCCATATGCACTATATGAACCGCAAGTTTCCCTGTATCCTTTTTCCAAGCATCATCCAACCAATCCCATCCCATCCATTCTTTGCAGCTTACCCATATGCCCTACATAACCCTGATAAAGTCCGCGCTGTATAGAACTTCCCTCTGCGCATCCTTTACCGTGTCAAAATGCAGCAGGTTATAGAGCATGTCACGGCACAGCCTGTATGTGCCGTTTACTTTGACGCCCAAAATATATTTCCCCTTATGCCTGTCAGCGGCTGGCGCGTTCATCACCAAGTAGCTTTTCCCATCATTGCCCCGAAATTGCCTTGCGCCGTTAATCCTCATAACCCTGTACCTTCCTTCCCTTTTATGGCTAGGGTGCGGCCATCCAGTGGTTACACCCGTGTATGCTTGTGGTTATGCTTGTTTTAGTATATACTTGACTGCCTTTTCTGCCTTGCTTGATGCAGACACAATGAATTTCACATCATTTTTTAATACAGATAACCAATTCTGAATGTATGCGGCATTGTTGCGGAAGCTCTTCTGTGATTCAATGCCTATGATGTTCATTAGGTTTGCGCTTCCGATTTCAGCAACTAATTCTTCTTTTGAATATTCATTACTGCCAAAGGCTACAAGTTTGCCTTCCCTTTCCTCAGCGCGATTACAACGGCTTTCTTTCATGGTGCTGTGTACTGATTCATGAAAAGCGGTACTGTAATATTCATTGGCGTTCTTGAATTGTTCAAATAATGGTAAATGAACCAGGTCACGGCTCGGTGAATAGTAAGCTCTGTCACTAGCCATATGCTCAACCGTTATATCTTCTCTCGACCAATAATCATGCAATATATTTTCAGCTTTTTCTATCGGTTCAATATCCTTTAATCCATCCTTTGGTAAAGGCTCCACACCATCCACCTGTGAGATATGAAACACATTGAAGTATCTCAGTAATGGTATATGCTTCACTTCCTTTGTGCCGTCTTCCTTTACTTCCTCAATAGGCTGAATCTTCCAGAACACGACTATCTCTGATTTCTCACCTTTGCGGACATGTCCGCCTAAATCCTGCCACTGTTTGAAAGTCGCATATTCTCCATCATGCTTCAAAAGCATCTGGTTCAGCAGTGAATAGCTTTTCTTGCTGATCCGGTTGTATGCGCCACTCCTGATTCCAGTCCAAGGTTTCTGCCATGGTATCACACCATTTTCTAACTGTTCAATAATCCTGTCTGTCACCATTTCGTATACTGATTTACTCATGCCTCATAACCTCCTAAACAAAAAAGTGCAAAGCCATTGGCAACCCAATAGGCCTTACACTCCTTGTCTGCGGTTATTCAGTTGTGTGTTGTTAAAGCGTTATATCTTCTACATTTACTCCCATAGATGATAGCTTTGCAACTGCTAACTTGATTGAATAATCAAGTATTTCATTTTCGTGATTGCCGTTTGCTTTTTTGATTTGTTGCAATTCCGCATATCTGTCAATCGTAATTGTGATTAACTCTTTATCAGTCATTTCCATTACCTCCATATCATCACCGCCTTTTTGGTTGGTACAGTTTTTCTTCCTACAGCCATTATAACGGATTTAGTGGGGAGTGTAAAGCCTATTGAATTGCCAAGGTGCTTTTGCTTTGGTGTTGTTTGATTTGTTAAGACTATTATATACTGGGTACAGTATAATTTCAATAGACATTTTATACGAAAGTAAGTAATATATTTTGTGCAATATTTATACTGGGCACAGTATATTTGAATCAAAAAAATTACCGCTATACATTTCTATATAGCAGTAGCCTACTCTTTTATTTCTGGGATTTCATTTTCTAACAATCTGTTTAACATACCATTTACTGTTTCGTTTCTTGATTCAGCGTGTTTTTGTATAATGTCTTTATTTCCTTTTTTTACTCTAAGTTTAATTTCATCATAAGATTTTGTATTGTATTTTTTAACAGCTTTTTTTTGTGCTTCACTATATGCCATATATTATCCCTTCTTTTATTATTTGATTATTGATAATTTATAATAGCAGAAAACTTTAAAAATGTCAATACTGTACCCAGTATAAAAATGTACAAAATATACTGGGTACATTTGTGTAAAATGTCAATAGACAATATACTGGGTACAGTATATAATAAACTCAACAAATCAAACAGAGCAACACAAACACACAACACGGAAGGAAGGTAACCACCATGGAAGTTAGGACACTGAAACCGTACAAAGGATTTGAAATTGAAAAATCATACGAAACCAAAAAGGACGGCACAATCAGGAAAGAAAGCATAGTCTACTCTGCATACGGCCTTGAGGACGAAATCTACTACGATTCAGACACAACGCTTGCAGGGATGAAAAAGAAGATTGACATATATTTAAACGGCGCAAAAAGCCTTGATGAAATAATAAACAGATAAGGGGGAGTAACCCCTGCACAGAATGAATCCCCTGATGAGCAACGGTGAGAGCCGGCGAAACCGCCACAAACGGCGGTCGGGATATAAACCATATAAGACAATGAAAGAATAGGTACACAGCATGAAAATTAAAGAGACTAAAAGAATTGATTCCGACAAAATTAGAAATATTTGTATCAACAACAATTGGTACACAGCGGGCAATACAGAAGACTACAGAAAAATGTTTGAAATGTGCAAACGAGACAATATCACAACAAATCAGATCTACAAAATAGCAAAAGATATCTACGAACATACAAACGTAAGTAGAGCCAAAACAGGATGCAGCACTGAATACAGCGACAACGAAAACATATTAAACATGATGATATACGTTAACGATTGTACTTATGTATTCTATGAATTAGCTGAATAAATCCCCTGAAGAGTCTTTGAAAATTAAGACGAAACTACCCAAAACAAGGGTAGTCGGGATAGCAACACAACCCAAACAGTACCTTGAGAACCTAATACATAACACAAAGCGGTATTTAGAAAGAAAGGAAGCCCTGCACTTGTGATTGTGCAAGGCCTTGGGATGCGGCATTTATTGGCTGTCTGGGCTGTCTGGCGCGTCTGGTATGTATTCCATGATGTCGCCTGGCTGGCAGTTGAGTAAAGCGCACACCTTCTGGATGGTTCTTGTGTCGGTATGCCCTGACTTGTCTTTCATTTTTGCAACAATGCCAGGGCTGATTCCAGAATCACGCAGGTATTGCCATTTTTTGCCTTTATCATTTAAAAGTTTCCCCAGTTTTTCAAAACTAATGCATACAGGCTCGGCAGTTTTATTTGGCATAAGTTTCCTTCTTTCTAAATATAGTAATTTCTTATTACTAATTATAGTAAGAAATGGTAAAAAAGTCAATGGCAAAATTCGTACTATCTTTAGAAATAATGAACAAATAATCCGTACTATGTTTAGTAATAATTACTATTGAAATAACGTACTATATATAGTAATATACTATCATAAGATAAACCAAAGCAAACAACTTACATCTGATAAACTAAAGCATCCGGGGAAGCCGAAAGCACCCGCAAACTGCAAGCCATATCCCTGTGAGGACGTGCCCACCAAGAGGCGAACAACATTCAGGAAGATGCTTGCAGGGATGCAAAAACCGTAAAAAAGAAAGGAAGGATTCAATATGTGTATCACAGCAGCAGAAATGAATGAAAAAATGGAAGAAAGGAAAAGGATGCAGATGCGCCTTAAAAAGATGGAAGACGACATCAAGGCGTTGGACACAGATATCATTGAGTATCTTATGGAGAACCTGAACGACTGCCTGACAACCAACAGCAAGGGCAAGGAAATCCTCCAGTTCATCGGGGACATGTGCAGGGCAACCTATTCCCCACAGGAAAGGGAAACCGTGGACAGGGAAGAAGTCAAGAAGCTGCTTGGCAGTGAGGGTTACCAGAAAGTAAGGAAGGTAAGCTATTACAGTGTATTGAGGGTAAGCTGACAGGCTGGCGGGGGGTTAGGTTCCCCCAAGGCCATACATTAATTAAGGAAGGGTGTGTTTAAGTTGCAGCAGGCAATGGAAGGGATGCCAGGAGTGGCAAAAGGGGAAACGATGGGGGAAACGATGGGCAGGGTACTGGAAGGGTATTACGCCGACAACGCAAGGAAGCTGCGCAGGGTAGTGGATAGGATACTGCTGAAATTTGGCGGCCTGTCAAACAAGGACATGGATGACTTCTATTCCCTTGCAAATGAGGTCTTTGTGGACGCAATGGGAAGGTATGATGGCGCACAGTCCTTTGATGGGTTCCTGTATTCCTGCCTGTCAAACAAAATCAAATCCGAGATCACACGGCGCAACCGCGGGAAGCGAAAGGCGGACAGGATGGCCTTGTCGATGGACGCGCCTGTCGGGGATGATGACGGATACATGCTGAAGGATCTGGTAGCGGGCAGCTATGACATTGAATCGGATATTTTCGGCGGGGTGGATGCAATGGCCTATAAGCTGGAACGGTATCTTGCAAGGCTGTCCAGGCGGCAGAAAGAGGTGCTGGAACTGCTTTCGTATTGTTACAAAGCAGCAGAAATACAGAGGATGCTGCACATCACACAAGGGCAGTATGCGGATATGCTGGACGGCATACGTTCTTATGAAAACATAAAAATATTATTGTAGACGGAGGTAAGGGAAGGTGGCAAAAGTAAAAAGGCAGACATATACACTTAATATGTATCTTGAAAAACTAAAAGACATGGACATAAGAAGTGATGCGGATGTGCAGCGTCTGAGTGGGGCATGGAATAATGCAATGACAAATGAGCTGATTGTTTCCGTCCTGAACGGCGAATACATACCGCCGGTTATTTTGGGGCAGGAAAAAAATTCACAGGCGTGGATCGTGGATGGGCTTCAGAGGTCAACCGCGCTAATGATGTTCAGGCATGGGAATTACAGGATTTCAACCAGTGTGGAAGAACCAGTTATTTCCTACCGGGCGAAAGTGCGGGATGCGGAAGGGAATGTAAAAATTGACGGATGCGGGGACATTATCTGGGAAGACCGGGAGTTTGACATCAGGCGGAAGAGTTTTAACCAAATGCCGGAAGAACTCCAGAAAATATTCAATGAATTCCAGCTTGACTGCATTATCCACGAAAATTATACCATGGAGCAGATTTCAAGGCTTGTGCGCCGTTTTAACTTCAATAAGCCGATGAACGTCAGCCAGAGGGCATTTACATTCTGTGACAAGTATGCACGGAAAATCAGGGATATATTAAAACAGGGATTTTTTATTGAGGCTAAGTATACAAAGGCGGAGCGGAAAAACGGCACAATGGAACGTATTTTAATGGAAACAGTCATGTGTACATTCCATCTGGGTAATTGGAAAAAATCGAGCCAGATTGGTGCGTATATCAATGAAAATGCTACCATGGAGGAGTTTGAATCTTTGGAAAGCTGCATTGGACGGCTGGAAAATATCATCACGGAAGATTTGTATGGCTTGTTTACAAGCAAGGATTCATTCATATTGTTTACGCTGTTCCATAGGTTTACAAAATTAAATATGGATGATAAAAGATTTGCAGATTTCCTCCATGCCTTTAAAGACGGTCTTTGCGATAAGGAAGTTGACGGGAAAATCTTCTATGAAAGCGGGCGTTCCCTGAAAGACAGGCCTGTAATCGTGGAAAAACTGGATATTCTGGAAACCCTGATGTGCGGATATTTGGGAGTCAAGAAGCCGGGGCCAGGGCAGCAAATTGATTTAGAAAAAGCGCTTGGATTCGTCCGGGAGAATGTAATCCCTTTCGCCACAAAGGAAGACATTGGGCAGTATGCGGAAGTCCTGGATTCCCTGCTGGGAAAATCCAATTGTGACGCAAAACTTTTGGAAATGGAAAATAGGCTTTCACTTGTAGGGATCGTGGCTTATTCCTTTGAAAATGACATTGATCTGGATGATTGGATTGTGGATTATTGCAGTAGGAATGACGGCTACATCAGCGACCAGGAGGAGAATTACCTTTACATGAAGGAGGATTTGCAGCAGTTCATAAAAGGGGCAGATGCCGCGCATACGGACGCTGCATAAGGGATGCATCTATATAGGGATATGGGAGGGCTACATGGACATGCAGTCTTCCCGATAATGGAAAGGATGGGAAATATGTTTGGATTCAGGATAATCAATCTGCCGGATGGCACACAAATCATAGACACAACATTAAGCACGCCATATGATGCGCTTACCCCACTTCAGATGGTGGAATACGTGGAAATGGATGTGCAGATTGCCATCATGGACAGGATGGATCGTAAGCGGAAAGCGGAATCGGGGCGTAAGCGCAAATTAGCAAGGAACCCGTTATACAGGCTGGCTTGTTTATGTGGGATGGCCTGATAAAAATTTTGTGGCATGTGGGCTGTCTGGACGGTGGGCAGCCCATAGCATGGAGGAGGACAGATATGGCAATTGTATTGACAAACGGGGACTCTTATATTGCGCATAGCAGCACTGGCGCGGTGATAAAAGTGCAGGATAGGGAGAAAGCACAGGATTTCCGCACGGCTGAGAGGGCTGGCAGGCAGAAACGGAAAACGCCAGTAAAATGCGCCGGGTTTTACTGGATGGATACGGATATGGACATTGAGGAAATGGATCCGGATGCACAGAAGGGGGCGCCAGCCAAGCGGAAAAAATTTTCGGCAAAAGACCGCCTGGCGGTATATAGGAAAACGGAAGGGCATTGCTACCTCTGCGGGGAATTCGTGGACTTTGATTCCTTTGAGGTTGAGCACCATATGCCAATATCAAAAGGCGGCACAAATGGATTGGACAACTTATATTGTGCTTGCCACTGCTGCAATTCCATCAAACAGGACATATACCCGGAGGAGTTCATGGGGAAAATATCGCAGATATTCCTATACCAGATGCAGAAGGGATATGGTGGAAGCCTTGGCTGGAAGGTTGCACATAGGCTGCTGGCGGCAATGCTGGATCGTAAGCGGGAAGAATGAAAATGGATTTTTGTTAGGAAGGACGGAGGAACCGGCATGAAGATTGGTTTAAAACCATGCCCTTATTGCGGAGGGATTGCAAAAGGGCATATTAAAACAGTGGAATCATTCAAAAAGATACATAATTATTATGTGGTTTGTACAGAGTGTGGAGCATCTACAGAACGATATAATACAGAATTTGCAATGTCACAGAATGGGAAATTCCATGTACTTACCCACAAAGAAGCAATAAGAAAAACTGTAAATGACTGGAACAATGGAATATTTGACACGAAAACAAAATTATTGCATATGACGGGGCAGGAAAAAATGTTGTGGCATACAGCGGATTTGTTAAAAGCTGCATGGTATGGTGCAAATGTCCTGGTGGGATCGCTGCGGTGGGAAACAGCATGGGAATTAAGGAAGGTTGCGGAGGAACGGAAATTATTAAGTTTGAGCAGCGGAAAAGATTATGATTTGGAAAAGGTTGTAAAAGTTTTATTGGATGATTCCCATGTGGCAGAACTGGTGGCTTCATACCTTGATGCAAATGTGGCAGGGGATTGCAAGGTGGGAAACCGGAAAGCGGATGGAAAGTGAGGATTGCATATGGATGGCAGCAATATTTTTGATGTTTTAACAGGCCTTGCAACTGGGGAAAGGTTAGACAGCATCCTTTCAGGGGATGTGGCATACATGGAAACGCAAAATGAAATAGAAAGGGTTTCTGCACAGGTGAAGGGGCATGGGTTCTCAGAAGAGGAAATGCAGATGGTGGATGGTTTAGTGTGCGCATACATATCGCAAGGAATCTGCTGCATGAGGATTGCATACCAGCAGGGGTTTAAGGACTGCGCCTGTTTGCTGGAAGAAATAGGGCTGGTTAAGTGAAAGGGTGGAAAGGATAGGATATTGATGGGAAATTTCACAAAGGAAGACATAAGGGAAAGCAGCCGCCTGAAAGAAAAGGCGTGTGAAAACTGCATGGGGAAGCTGAAGGGGACGGTTTCAGAGGAAGAAAAGCAGCAGTTCAGGGAAGCGTTCTATACGGCCTCAGAGGGGTATTTGTTCCGTAAGAAGGGAAGTTCCGTTAAAGCAGGTTAAGGGAACCAAATGCATCACAGTGGATGAACTGGAATGAGGGATGGATCATTGAAATAAAAGTTACATTGTATGAAAAAGAGCCACTTGAAAATCAAGCAGCCCTAGTGTATAATCTAATCAGGAAGTGAACCGGATGCAAGATCCGATTTGCCCTCAGTAAAAAGCAAAAATTACAAGAATTTAAGCATCCTCACTTTTGGACGGGTAGGGATGCTTATTTCTTTTTATGATTGTCTATGTAAGACAGAGCCGCAAAGATTACCAATATAAGCGTAAGCACTTCTAAGGTATTCATCATAGGGCATCACCCTCTTTCATAAGACTAGAGGGCATACATCGGAAAATCACATCCTGCTTCCTTTTCAATTACGCACACTTATTATAACTGAAACATAGAATAGATTCAATTGGAAATGGGATTTTCTTGATTATTAAGTAATGTAGGTTAGTTGGCAAGGCTGTCTGGAGAAGATGCAGCAGTATAAGGGATAGAATGGATAATCATGCAGCAGTTTATATTTTGAAAAAAGTTCGGTATATGGTTCGAAATATCGTATGTTGGATATTACTTCTGGCATAATAACCTAGTAAAATAGTAGGGTATGTGGGATGCAGCAGGAATTTGTTCAATTAGGGATGGCAGTTATAAAGCATGTTCGGCATGGATGCTTATTTTCTGGCAGGTATGCAGCAGGAATGTCATATTTTTCAATGGGTTCTTGGTTATTAGCATGGCTAATTAGACTTATTATTTATAATTATTACTAATGGATAGTCGGCTATTTATAAGGAATTCGAACATTTGCCTGTAAAATAAAGGATTGTGGGGTTTTCAGGAAAGGTATGGTACTGCTGCATAATTGGGGTAAATGGGGTGGAATTGGTTGTGGAATAAGGGATTGTGGGGGATGGAAGGTAGATTTAACAATGTTCGGTGAGTGGTGGATGATAGTTTGAATGACAAAGTATATATAGTTGGTTAGTTATCAGAAAGTAAGAAGAATCAAAGAATTTTTATAAATCGTGTTGAAAAATGTCGATAATAGTCGATAAAACGCAAAATAAATATATTAAAGGTATAATAAAATTCACAAATGTATGAGCAGGTGATATAGTAGAAGTTAGTTACCATATTAAAAATAATTATTTGCGATAAATTTAATGGAATATAATAATTGTATATATAAAATTTTAATTAATACTTTTATGTTAGGTGGTTTTTAGGGTGAAAGATATCTATAGATATATATTGAATAATTATCATATTTTACAAATGAATAATAAAGGTATGCATTCAATAAATTGTAAAGTTCTTGTTGATGGGATATATAATTTAATTTCCAATTTGAAGACGGCACATGAATTAGTACCAAAAGATATTCAACTAGTGTTTATAAACACTGTCGAAAGAAAATCAAAATATCTTACCACAGATGAAAAGGATTATATTTTTTTAGATTTACATCAAATTGTTGAATGTACATGGGGTTCTCAAGTAGCGGTTCGAATTGAAGGAGATATGGATACTGTTATAAGTGGAACAGATAGTTATGATAAAGATGGTTATAAAAATATAAGTATGTCGTATTTCTTGTATAGCTCTAATAAAAATATTTTAAAAGCAAGGATTTGTAATTGTTATAATTTGGCAGATTTGTGTTTCTCAAAAGGATATGTCGATGCTGCAATAAAAAATCTATGTTTTGTAAAGGCAATAAGAGAAGAGATACATGAGAGCAAAAATAACTGTAATGACCTTATTGATAAATATATATCTGGAAACCTTTTATATGAAGCTGAGAATATGGGATTGTTTATTTTTTTACATGAATTAACACATTACAATATTGCATTTAGAAAAAAATCTATAAGTGGAATGAAAGAGTATAGAAAATTAGTTGATTTAATTCGTTTAAGATATGAGAATGGAGATTTAAGTAAGGAATGGAGAAAGTATGCTAAGCAATATAGTTATGATAATGACATAGAGAATTGCCATATTTCTGATTTGTTTGTAAAGTTGAAAATTAATGACAGGTATCCGGAACTTTACCAGCAATTGAAAATAAATATTTTGTCTTGGAAAGAATTATACTTTGATTTGGATAATTGGAATTTATATTCGGAAGAATTGGTTTGTGATATAGTTGCGCTAAATGCACTTATTGATAATGAAAAGTTTAATTTTTTTTGGATATCGTATATTATTAGATTTTTATTAATACAGGAAACATTTTCTTTGCAAAATAATTTATTAAACTATATTATGGGAAAAGAAAAAACAATTTGTTCATTGAATATTAAAAGAGTTCAACTTATTTTTTCGGCTTTAGTAGTTGATTATCAAGAACGAAAAAAGCAGAAAAAATGGGAATCGATTATTAATTATTCAGATGATGAAAATATTGGTTTTGAAATTTTTTTAGAAGATATTTGCACTTCCATAGAATTGATCCATGAAAATTTTTATTTAACATCTATAAAAGATTTTTGTAAGTTACTTTTAAGTGATGATATTTTACATAAACATATAAATTGTGCTTATTATCTAAATAATATTTCTAAAGATTTTGTTTTTACAGATGATTATAACGGAAAGATATATTCAAAAAAGCATATTAATAGTTTTGATGCTATTTTACTCCAAAATGATTTAACTGAAGAATACAATAATTATGTTGATTTTATTTTTGGATAAATTCATTTTCAAAAGTTGTACCTTCTGATGCAGATTTTCTACAAGTATAGACTTATCTGAAAAGTATATAGATTAAATAGGGGTTATCGAGAAGGACTTAAAACATGATTGATTTTATAAAATCCAATAAACAGAAAAGGAGATAATTATATATGAATGATGTTATCATTTTAGTTCAAGAAGACGATTATGAATTAATTAATAAGATAAATGGAATTAACTGTAATATAGTGGAATTAAAAGATAATAATTTTGATGGCGATACAACATTATTAGCTTTTTTGATTGCTATTACACCTAACATTGTTATTCAACTGGGAGAAATTATTAGAACAATTATACAAAACCCATCAAAAGGAAAGATAAAAATTAATGGTGTTGAAATAGAAGGTTTTACTTATGAAGAAACAATGAATTTTTTAGATAAAATTGCATTAGGGAGAGAGAATAATGAAGAATAAAAAATTTGAATACGGAATTTGTTATGGATAATAAGTTGCGGCAATTTTCCAACGTTCAAGAAACAGCGAATCAAAACAACGAAAAGTTATATCTGAATATGTAAGGTTATGTGGGTATAAACATGGACAAGTTGGTGGTGGACATGGGCAGACTTCCCAAAATGGGAACTCTGGTATGACACTTGAAGAAATTGCAAAACAACTAGGAACCTCAAAAACCAATCTAACTCGTGCTTTATCAATAGAACGTAATCTTGCAAATTCAATGAAAGAATTACTCGATACAGGTGAAATCACAAAGACTTTTGAATCACATCTAAGTCAAATTCCCCTGTATGCGATTTTCATCCAGCCAACACACATTCATACATCCAGGCTCCATAATAAATCCATACAGGGCATTTTCATATCCTAATTAGCAGACTTATAAGCTGTTTATAAACCCAAATACGGCTTATATGTCCTAAATGCACAATTCTATACCAAAGCTATTTTAACCCGTATCTGAGCCAAATATCGCGCTACAGGCATGGCTATTTGCCCCTAAAATAAAACAGTGATTTCATGGCAAAATACATAAGATGCAGCTATGCCAAAATGGCACAGTTAAATCATTTCTTAATGAAATAGAAAAAACCGCACGAATATATTTACATAACCGCACGAATATTATATAATAATAGCACGAAAGGAGATGGCGATATGTCTATTACGGCTACAGAATTAAAACAGAATTTAGGTAAATACTTGTTGCTTTCTGCACAAGAGGATATTTATATTACAAAAAATGGAAAGGTTGTTGCAAAATTAACGAATCCACATCAAAACAGGGCAGAAACGGCAAAGGCATTGTTTGGCATACTTCCAAAAGATGCTGATATAGATGCTGCAAGAGATGAAAGGCTGGATAATAAATAATGAAAGCATTGGTTGATACGAATGTAATAATAGATGCATTAACAGGCAGGGAGCCATTCAGAGAGGCAGCGGAAGAAATATTCATGTTAGCCGCTAACCAGATAGAGGATTTATATATTACCGCAGGTTCCGCTACAGATATTTACTATCTGATAAGGAAACATCTGCATGATTCTGGGCAGGCAAAAAGTGCTATTGCAAAGCTGTTTGAATTGTTTTATATTCTGGATTCCACTGCTGAAGACTGCCGGGAAGCATTATTACTGGATATGAAAGATTATGAAGATGCGGTAATTTCTTGCTGTGCAAGCCGAAATCAGATGGAGTATATTGTGACCAGGAATATAAAGGACTATAAGCAATCGAAAGTCCAAGCTGTTTTGCCTGATGAATTCATTAAATTAGTTTCTGGTGAAGAAAATCTTGGAGTCTGAAAGATTAAATAATCACCAGCTCATAAACTACCAACGTGCAGTAAATTGTACAGAGGTAGTTTTTTTATTTTTATAACCAAAGTAATTAACTGGAATAAAATAACAAACATTAGTTCGAAAAACTATTGACAAATAAGAACATATATTCTATAATAACCATCAGTGAAACACAAAAGACCCATCCAGTCATACAAACGGTGTTAGCCGCACCTCTGAATGGACAGGCCTTCCATCACACACAAATCCAATGCCAAAAAGGACTAGGATTTGAACGAGCAGAAACGCTCACTTGCATTATTACACATTATTAGTGGCATTTCAAGCGTTTCCGCAAATTTTCCAGTTAGAAATATTTACAAATTAGAAAAGTATTACCAGATTCTTATAGTTTAAATCTATGAGGGATTATTAAATGCACCTTAAAAAGTTGGTTCTGATAAACAAATAGGAAAAAAGAATTAAAGAACTTGAGCAAATCTATGGAATTTCAAAAGGAAATAACCAATATGAGGAGTCACGAAATAATTTCGTAACTCCAAAAACCGAATCAGATTTAGCAAAAGAAATAGGTATTTCTGTGGATACTCTTCAGAATTATAAAAAACTCACAGAAATGATTCCAGAATTAGATGAACTTGTGACAACTGGAATCATTACAAAAGATACAGCTCTTACGATAATAAAAAAGCATAAACTTATTATTTCTGCATTTGAAAAATAAAAATGCGTTTTTTCATGGGACAGAAAAAGGATAAATGCAGAAGTATATATTACACGGCGAAAATTCGTTGCGTGTAGAAGCAAATAAAATAAATTAAAAATGGAGGAATTAGTTATGGGAACATTAATCGGGCTGTCAATGAAAGAATTCGGATTAGAACTTGAGGAATTAGCGTCAAAAGGAGTGAAATTTGATGTAAGAAGCCAAGGGTACGGGAATATCTATTTATCGCTGTCTGGATGCAATGTATCCGTTTACCATGAAAATGAAGATATTTGTGGGGAAATCATAATAGAAAAACCAGAAGCGGATGTGAAAATATCATTTGATTATACGGATGCAGTGGATTTTGCGTATCGAGAGCAGGAAGAAGAAATCCTGGCAATAGAAGACGTGAAATATTTTTTGCAGATGGATGAAAGCATGTGTATGTCAGATATTGAAATTACCATATCGCAGTAAGCGCAAAAGCGGCTTTGCAGGAAGCATATGGGATATTGGGCGAAATACAGTTAAGATGCAAAAAACCATCAGAATACCAGAACTGATAACTGTAAGTGTCTACTGGCAGGTTTCAATTAATAGGATCTGCCAGTAAAAACCAAAAATCAAAAAAGGAGATTAAATAAACAATGCAAAGAAGGTCATCAACGTTGCAAATTAAAAACGCAATAAAAAACAATCAGCTAATTCTTGAAAAAGCAGAAGTTTACAACAAAACCACAAGAAAAACAGAAGAAATTACAAATGAAAAATTCCTGGAATCGTTTTATTATTTCTGTGAATCTGGTATTTTTACTGATTCTATTGGCTGGTATTTTCAGAAAAATTGCAAAACTGGAATTTATGAAGTTGAAGCAGGCCGCCTGGATGGAGGAGTTGATATTGTTATTACGGCTTATTTCCGCAAGGGTGATGATGTAACGGATGAAATGGTAAAGGATGCGTTGTTGAAAATTGAGGAGGAATGAAGTAATGAAAAAGAGTGATATTAAGGAGTACATGATAGTGGAAATAGGTTATGAAGATGGCAGGTATCTTGTTATGGGTAATTCGATTGTTGATGACGAATTGATGGAATTTTCGCTTGATGATTTTGATGAAGACCTTATACATAAGAAAGAAAAACCGTACAGTATTTCAAAAGTGTATGAGCCAGTAAAACTTCCTTTGCCACTTGAATTGAATATTGAGAAAATTTTTAAGGAACAGAACCCAAAGCTTTTATGGAAAAGAAAACCGACACTGTTAAGTAAAGCAGTTTTAAGCAGGATGAAGAAATCAGAAGTACAGAAATATGTTACAAATTTGGTATATCCATGTGTAATCGTAGAGTGATTTGAAGGAAGAATGAGTTATACGAATAAAGCAGACAAGAAAATTGTTGATTTAATGAGATTTAAATGTAGAAACAGATATTGCAACTATAAACAATAAGGCGGTGTTATTATTTAAATATCGTCTTCACGCCCTTTAAAGGAGAAGATTTATTATGAGTGATTCTATAAGTTATGGATTGTTCTGTTTTGGAAAAAATAGCATTCCATATTAAGTAAATGATTCTACATACCAGATTAAATGTTTACAGAGAATATACCCTACAACTGAAGATTTCAGATGTGCATATTTTCAGTTTACATTAAATGGTAAATTGACGTTAGAAATGCTGAATGAATTTAAGACGGAATATATGAAAGTGTCTAATGTTTCTTATCTGACAACTTGTGGGAATGTATGTATTGTAAAGAAATTTGAAGAACCGAAAATGGTAAAACAGAATAAATATGATGCAACATTGATGAACAGAGTTTTTTATAGGCTGAATCATTTAAAGGCACAAACAAAAGCGTATAAGTAAAAATTACAAAAAGAAACGGAGGAATGCATTATTAGCAAAATTACAGTAATTGATAATCCTATGGGGACAGGTAAAACCAGTTGGAGCATGCAACATGTTAATGAAAATGAATTTGAGAATGTATTATATATTACACCATTTTTAAGTGAAGTGACAAGAATAATGAATAATACTAACAGAGAATTTAAGCAGCCAATATATAAAGGTGGAAGTAAATTAGAAAATTTGAATGAATTATTGGATTGCCAGTACGATATTGCGTCTACACATGCCTTGTTTAAAAAATTTGATGATGAAAGTAGGGAAAATATAAAAAAAGGACATTATACATTGATATTAGACGAGGTGCTGAATGTAATAGAACCATATAACGTACAGAAGGATGATGTATCATTATTAAAAGATAGCGATTGTATTACTATTGATGAAGATGGATTTGTTATTTGGAACAAAGATAAGATTAATTATGATACAAAATACAATGATATAAAGATGTTGGCAGAGAGCAGAAGCCTTGTTTGCATAAAACAGTCACTTTTATTATGGCATTATCCACCTGATATTTTTACATTATTTGATAATATATACATACTGACGTATTTATTTGAGGCCAGTATATTAAAAAGATATTTTGATTTATATAAAATAAAATATGACAAAAAAAGCATATATAGTGAGAACGGAAAGTATCGCATATCAGATTTTTGCTTGCCAGATACAAAAGCCTATTTAAAACTGTTAAATATCTATGATGGTAACTTGAACTCCAATATAAAGCAAAAGCAAACAGGATTATCTTCTACATGGTTTGATAAGAAAGTAAATATTCCTATAATACAGCAAATGAAAAAGAATTTAAATAATTATTTTAGAAATATATTAAATGCTAAAAGTGAAACAATCATGTGGACAACATTTAAAAGTTCAAAAGTTAAATTAAGGGGTAAAGGATATTCAAAAGAATTTACTACTGAACAATTAGAAAATGTTGAAAATGCATATGGTTTTTTAGCTTGTAATGCAAGATCAACTAATAAATACGGAAACTGTTATAATTTAGCCTATTGTTTAAACGTATATTTGCATCCATCAGTGTCACAGTTCTTTAGGCAAAAAGGAATCGTTATTGATGAAGAATTGTATGCATTGTCTGAAATGATTCAATGGATATGGAGAAGTAGGGTAAGGAATGGTGAAAGCATTAATATATACATACCATCAATTAGGATGAGATCATTATTACAATCTTGGCTGAATATGACTTTAGACTATCAGAATGTAGAAGTGGCATAATTGTGATTTTAGCACTTTTAAGGTGCTAAATGTTCTCTGGAATGCCCATTTTACAAGGGTTTCAGAGAAAAAGTGTTAAAGAAAATAGAAGTAAAAATCATCCATCCAATTACGAAAAAACATATCATTATTGGACAGACTGGCATATTGTAAGCCGCGCTTTTTGCGGCGAAACAATGTGACAAGATGCTCCAATAATAATCACGGACTAAGTGCAACAAAGGACAGCTCTGCTGGGCTTTGGTGTGCTTAGGCTGTGCCTACTGTCAGGGACAACACAAGGAGAATAATTATTATGACAAAACAGGATAAAGAGAATTTGCAGAATAAAAAATTGACAGATTCATTATTGATATCATGTTTAGCTGCATGTGAACCAGTAATAAGTAAAAATGCATATCTTGAAAAGAAATGGGCAAATTGTGGGCAATCATATAATGGATGCTATGAATATGAACGTTTAGAATGGATGAAACATAGGGAGAAGTTACGTTCATTATTGTTACCTGTATATTCTATGAAAATGATTATCCAAATAACTAAAGGGTGTAAAGATAAAGCAACGCAGAAAGAAGTCTTAGAAGTGATTAATCTGATAGAGAATAATGATTATGAATTAGTGTAGTCTCTGACAGTTGGCAGCCACCGCAAAAAGCGGCGGTGACTGATTGGTTCGCAATCTAACGATTGCTCACCGCTTGTATTTTTGGATAAGAAGGAGAAAGATATGGCAAGAATGGTTAAATGTCACGCTACTAATATTCATGGAAAATCAGAAGAGTTTTATAAAATTGGACGTAATTGGTTCAAAGATAAAGATGCATACATAAACTACTTAAAATCTGGAGACGTAACATATCAGGATATATTAGAGCTGCTTACAGAAGATAAGAACATGATTATTTCCTCATCCACAAAGGATAAAATTATTGAACTAATTATGTCAGATCATAAAGTAGTATAAATGCTGAATAAAGAAGGATATAAGCAAGAGATTAAATGGGCAATGAATAAGATGCTTGAAGTTTATGGTGTTAAAGAGTTCTGCCCTATGAAGAGTGGAAATTACAGGTTTATGAATTGAGAAGGAGAAATATTAGATGGGAATTGTAGTTACTTCTTATATTTGCAAAGTAACTACACAGAAAGGATTTTTTATGCATTGTTATATACAGGAATTACAAATGAAAAGCTCTAACTCTATTGGTTGTGGCAAAGAATTATGTGTCACTACAACAAATTGGTCAATGAATGGAATCCAATATACGAGTTATGGATATACATATTCGGAAGATAGGTTTGAGCGACCAATTAAAACAGCTTACAAGATAACGCTCCATGGCAAAAGTTACCGTAATAACAAAGGACAGGTAACAAAAAAGCAGTACCATGTAACAACGATAAAATATTATGACTTGGTAGATTTCAGTTGGTATGACTGTGTTGTAAATAGCAAAATAGATGATATAGCAGAAGAAATGGGCATAGATTATGACTTGGTCTGGGAAGAAATTGCAAAGAAGCTGGATGCTTTACAGGATAAAATCAATGCAGAATTTGAGCAGACGGAAGAGTATAAGGTAAAAGAAAAGCATGATGCAATTTTACGTGAGTATAGGATAAAGAGACATGAATTTGCTGAAATGTATGAGGTACGGGAAAATGAGTATGATCATTGCTATGATATTTTCGGTAAATTAAGGAATAAAGAATATTTTGAAAAGATAAAGCGTGACTACAAAGCCAGAAAAGAGTATGAAGAACAAAGTCGTAGTTACCAGAAGAATTACCAAAGTAACTACAGTTATTATTCTGGCAGTTATGGGACAGGCTCTTTGGACAGTGGGCTTAGCACTGAAAAAGAGAAGGAATATTATAAGAAATTCTATAGGACGCTTGCGACAAAATACCATCCCGATGTAAGTGGCGATGGTGAAGCAATGAAGTTCCTGAACAAGTTAAAGGAATCTTGGGGAATTTAGGAGCGGCTTGTTTAAACAAAGTGGTGAAAGAAGGAGATTATATATGGCATACATAGACATAAAAGATTTAGTAATTGATGAAGAGTTTGAAAAACTATTGCCTGTTTTAACACTGGAAGAATCAGAAAAACTTGAAAATAATATTTTGCAGTATGGGATGCTAGATCCTATAAAGATATGGCAGGATCCAGATACAGGTGAATGGATTATCATAGATGGACATAACCGTTACAATATATTGAAAAAGCATAATATTGATTGGCATTACTGGCAGGATTATAAAATTATGGCTGAGTTAGAGACAAGAGAAGATGTTAAACAGTGGATGCTTGAACAGCAGCTTGGACGTAGAAATTTATCGGATGCAGAAAAGTATGAGATAGTGCAGAAATTTAAAAGCGTGTTCCAGAAAAAGGCTAAAGAAAATCAATCGTTAGGTGGCAAAGGTTTGGCAAATTTGCCGAAAGTTGATACAAGAAAAGAAATGGCAAAAGCTATTGGAGTATCGGAAGGAACATACCGTAAACTGGATACAGTTATGCAGTCTGGCAATGAAGAACTGAAACAACAATTACGGGAGAAAAAAGTATCTACTGATAAAGCATATCAAGAAATAAAGAATCCGAAAAAGGAAGAATCGGTAACACCAGAACAGAAGATTATAGAGTTTGATAACCGCATGAATGATATAGACAAAGAAATTTCTTCATTGAGAACCGAAAGAGAAACATTGATGCGTAGGCGCAGTTCCTTATTTGAATCGTTGGATATTCCATGTGAATTGAAGTACGGGTTTGTGGAGAAAGACAAAATAGGATTAAGTAGGGATTGTATATTTTATGTAGAAATTGATGGACATAAGCAAGTATTTGTAACTGCAAGTGTTTATAGTGATGAATCACCCTTAGATTCATGGAGCTTCATAATGAGTAGAGTGCCAGAAAGATATAAGAATGATTTTATTATGTTATGGAAGAAAGCACATTATGAAGAAGTTGAAGAATTTAACAGACGGTTAGATGAATTAAATAAAAGACAAAAAGCATCTGAGGAAGACGGTAAAGATTTTTACAAGCAATGCTATAAGACATTGGCAAAGAGTGTACATCCAGATGAAGGTGGAAATATTGAAGCCATGCAATATTTGAACCAGTTGAAAGTTATGTGGGGGATTTAATGTCCCCTACGGTAGATTGTTTGTTAATAGAAAATGCGTACAAGGAGGAACCAGGCAATTAACAATACAAAAATTAAATATATATCAGTTTTGGACAAGGTTTATGAAGTAATAAGCATTCAATGGCTGCACTCATATTTAGAGGCAAGAGAAACGGATTTATCCATTGATGATGTGCCAGAGAGTGAATTGTGGGACATTTCATATTTTGAGGATTTTAGGGTTAGGCTGGTAAATCGGAAAGGGGAAGCAAAGATTATTGATATGGCAGAGTGGTTGGATCAGCATAGTTTGTGATGATACTTAATGGTTGGATGAATAATCTGGTAAAAAGTGAAAGCAGGATGCTTGATAGTATCCTGTATCTACCATTGATATATGTCAATGGGAAATATATAAAAAATGGCATGGAGGTGGTTTTGTATGCGCAAAGGATTCTATAAGCAGTTATCATATGAGGATAAGTTTGCCAGAAAATATGCCTGTTGGGCTTCTAATCACAAAGGATGGAAAAAGCATAGAAGAGCCAATAGGAGAACAGTCAGGCGGAGACTGAAGGGAATGGATATAGAATGTCAATGAAATTACTCTTTTATTCTACGAAACACACAATATATAGAATGAATAGAATGGAAATGCACAATATATAGAATGGAAAAGGAGAAGGGAAAAATTATGTTTGGATTAATGAGAAAATCGCGACATGAAAAAATATGTAGCAACTTACATTCGCATATAAAGCATTATGGGGAAATCAATAGAAAACATGGCAGTGAAATTGAAGAAATGAAAAAACAGTTAGTATTAGAAAACAGGCGTGCTACATACTGGAAGTTGAAATTTTTAGAGCCAGATAAGGAGCCTGTGATATTAGGTTCAGAGGAAGAAATTAAATATATAAAAGCATAGTGAAATGATATTGGCTTGCTGCTATATATTCCTTTTGTGGCTGTGTTTTGACCATATAAGGGTTTTTGTGCTTGGAATGATAATTTGTTGCTTAATGTATTTAGCAGTTTATTTGGACGGATATGAGTGTTATGAGATGGATGCTTGATATTCAGCTAGGAAGACGTAATCTCTCCCTATCCAGAGAATTAAAGTTACAGAAAAATATAGGCCTATTTATGAAAAACAGGCAGCTATAAATAAATCCCTGAACGGAGGTGATAAAAAATCGGAGTCGCAGAATTCTTCAACACCGATTTCCCAAGAAGATAAAATTGATGTCCGTGCCAAATTAGCAGAAACGGCAGGTGTATCTACTGATACATATTCTAAAGGGAAAAAAATTCTTGATTCTGATAATGAAACTTTAAAGCAAGAAGTATTGTCTGGAGAAAAAAGTATAAATGCTGGCTATAGGGAACTTATACAAAGTAAAAAAGAGAAATACTTCTTATGAATTGGCATATATAGTGGCTTATAGAGCCGTTATTTCGTCTATATTCGAGTTTTTGTGTGCAGGTTAGGAGTTGTTGGGATGATGGATTTTGAGGGGAATTTGGCAGGATAATTCCGTTTTGGTAAGTTTTGGGACATTGGCAATTGAATATTGGTGGTTGGTGTGGTATGATTCAGTCATATTAAACAGTAACGGGGGCAGAGTAATGTCTTTAATACATAAAAAGAGTTTTGATATTTTGAATGATTGTGAGGAAGGGAAGGGGGATGACTATTTTGAGGTAGATGAAAATATTGCATTGATAATATCATTGTTAAATAAAAAAGGGTATAAAACAACTTTTAGTTGCAGTGGACATGCTTTTGCTAACATTAATGAATTCCGCGCGGAAAATAAGGAGGATTTTGAATGTCTTCTGTTTTTTGACTTGCAAGACATAAGATATGAAAATGGCAGATATAAAGCATTTGATAGGGATAATGCAAAATATTGTTATATCAAATTTAAAGAATATTACTCTTTTCCAGCACTTCCAGAAGGATTTGCTTATGACAAGGAAAATAAGTGTATTGAGAAAGAATATGCCAGTGAATCGGATACATATGGTTTGATTCAGGAAATTGTAGATTCCATGAAAGCCTTGTATGAGTGGGTAATGGGGTTGGAAGCATTAGTGTAACATTGGCTAATGAATAGCTCTGTTGGTGGAGTTTAGCATTATTTTAATAGGGGTGGAATTGTGGATCAGGAAGTAATTATTTTATTAAATGTAATGATAAAACGCTATGGATTCGATGCTTTTATAGCTGATTTTTGTGATGGAATAGAGGTCATAGAAAACAATGAATTTTATGAATGCTTTGTGTATTTAATAGAGACAGAATATCAGAGAGAAAAGATAAGACAATGTAGAGATCAATTTGATAATATTGATGCTACGATTATAATGCCACAAAATATAAATAGGAAAGCATATATATTATTGAAAAAGGAATTATCTTTAGAATCATCAATAAGGAAAGCGATACATGAATTTGTACATTTAGTCCATAGGTGTATAATAACCAAGAAAATGAATTTGACTAATTTATATGAAATAGAAGAAAATCAAGAGTACAAATTGTTTTATTACTTGGATGAGTTTTTAACTAAGAAAAAAGAGCTTGTCATATACTATGATCTTCTTCATAAAAATCGGAAGATTGTTGATGATAATATTTATATAGTGACTATGGCTGAAAATTTCAAATTTGCACAAGAATCCTCACCAGGCATTTTGGAGTTTATGCGTAATGAATTATTTGCAATAGCAGAAACCATGGCATATATTAGTATTTTCCCAGATATTTTTCCTAATAATTTTATTGAGGATCAAGCTAATATAAAAGATATCGGTGAAATTATAAACATATTGGCTAAATTTGATTCTATTGATGCTTATGTAAAGAATAAAATTGAATTAGAAGAAGTGATAACAATGTTAGAAAGAAGCTACTTTACCAGCCATCAAAAATAAAAACGGTGGCTGGTATTTTTGCCTAAATGCCATTACTTTTCTGCCAGTATCCTATTGACATCCTTGGGCAATAGGTATAATATAGAACATATGATTGGAACATACATTCAGAACTTACATTCTGGTTTGATGGATATAGAAAGCATAGGTAGGTAAAAATTCATTTAGAAACAGGGAAGTAAATATTGAAATTTTTTGTGATATTGAAGCAGTTTCAAATTTGGGATTGGTTTGGTGTTATTTTTTTACGCAAAATTAGGAAATAAGTGCTTTTTAGATGGTGATAAGAAATGTTATTTTGCGATATACACATGATTTAAAAAGAGAAGTATGCTATGTAAGTTTTATTATTGAATATTATTGATGAATTTTAATATGAATACTATGGAAATGAAAGTTGCGGGTTTAAAGCCGCACCCAAAGAATGAAGAAATATACGGAGCCAATGAAGATGTTTCTGATTTGGTGGAGAAAATTAAAAAGAGTGGGCGCGTACATACAATGACAGTTAATTCAAAAGGCGTTGTATTGGCAGGGCATAGGCGCTTAAAGGCTTGCATCAAGCTGGGAATTGAAACAGTCAATGCCAAAATTGTTGATTTCGATACGCCAGAGGAAGAAATAGAATTTATTGTGCTGGACAACTACCAAAGGGAAAAGACAGTGGAACAGAAGGCGAAGGAAGCGAGGACTTTAAAGGAAGTCGAAACCAAACTTGCTGAAAAAAGGATGAAATCTGGAGTTAATCAGTATACAAAAAGTAGCCCTGTGCCGAATTCGGCACACCCCTCTGAAAAAGGAAAAGCAAGGGATTTTGTTGCAAAAAAGGTAGGCTTGCGTTCTGGGCATGAAGTAGACCGCGCAATTACGGCTGTCAATAAAATTGACGAACTGAGGAAATCCGGCCGTGGGAAAGATGCAGAGCTTATCCGTGGGGTGCTGAATAATAGGAGCGTATCAGCAGCGGAGGAATTTGCGAGGAATATTGACATTGTTGAAATCCCGGAAGAAGAAAAACCGCTCATACAATCTGGCAAGAAAAGCTCTTATTCTTATGTGGAGCAGGCGAAACAGAAACAGAAGCCAAAAGAAGGGACAAAAACATGTAAAACCTACAGAAAAGAGCTCACAGCCAAGATGTTCCATAAGGGGGAAGATATAATGTGGACGGGCAGGCGAGGGTGTCAAGTGTAAGGACGCTGTATAAAAATGGGGAGATATCCACACCCATGATTCCATGTTTAATCCTTACAAATACAACACTGGAAGATGAAGCGATGCTGTTCGGAACTCAGGATGACGGTAAGACGCCATTGAGGGAGTTTCAGAAGGTTAAGAGCAAATTTATAGGAAAAGATAAAAAGATTTGCGGACTGGCAGATGCGCTAATGGATTGTGGCATCAGGCTGTTTACAGATGTCCAGGCATATAAAACTATCCGTGAAATTTATGACAATACTGATTTAGAGGTGTTTAAGCGGTTCTGCAATGTCATCAGCAAGTCATGGCTGGATGGGACAAAAGCGCAGAGGAAGAATGCCACATGTGGGGATATCCTGACAGGGCTGTCCACATTCTATTCAAAATATGCGGATGAGATTGACGACAGGAACCTGATTAAGAAGCTGTCTGAGAAAACCCCGAATTCAGTCAGGGAGCTGTTTGAAAATTATAAAAATGAGTTAGAGCCGGACAGGAAATACTTAAAGACATTTACAGTGCTTTATAACAAAGGCAGGCGTAAAGGCAGGATTGATTATGTATAAAGGATCCTTTTACATTAGAAAATATGCAGAATAATTAATATGTAGGGCAAGCCCAAATGGGACAAGCCGTCGGAGCCATAAACTACCGAAACTTTTAAAATTTATGGTTCTGGCTGGCTGATCCTGGTTATATGGATTATGCGTTAAGATGTGGGATTTTTGGTTGGAGAAAAAGAGAATATATAAGTGTAAGCGTTGTTGTTGAGGATGATTTTTTGGATTGTGGAGGGAATTGATTATGAATAAGAACAGGAAACAGATTGAGGATAAAAAACCAAAGAAAGCGCCATTGGTATATATCAATAGGGTAGAAATGAAAGAACTGGATGAAAATAATGAGTACGAATTTCTTCCAGACATTATTGATAAAGACGGAAATGTTATCAACAGGGATGATTTAAGTGAAGATGATAAGAAAAAATATGATAAAGCAGTGACACGCAAAATAAGTCATGATAAAAGAAAGCATATGATACTCACAGCAGAATCAGAACTGATCCGTATCATCCGTTTCCTGTCAAAAGAAGATGAAGTATCAAAAAGAAAGACAAAAGGAAGCAGGATAAACAGGGATTATGTCGGAAATATGCTGTCCCTGAAAGTTGGGAGATCGTATACAAAATATAGGGACAAGATGAAAGCATCTAAAGGCATCATTACATATAATGGAAAAAAGTATAAACGGATTATTGTGTCATCCAGCCATAGCAGGACACAGAAAGCAATGTTAGTGGCCGAAAACATATGGGATAAAGCAATGGATATTTTGCTATGTGGTATTGATCCCAACATAGAATATAAATTCATGTCAAAATGGAATTCCTATATTGGGCTTGCCGCTACAGACAGTATCCCAGTGTCAATGCCTAATATTGTTGTTGTGGATGATAAGGAAATATTGATGAAAGCGAAAGTCGATGTTGTCAGGGAGGTTGACACATGGGATAAAAAAGGCAATATTCAGCGTAAGTTCAGTGTGTTATATGACAAAGTAAAAAGGATTCCTACAAACTTATTTGATGGTGCGGGCATTGTTACAGTAAAAAAAGCAGAAGAATGGAGCAAAGAACTAAATTTAGATTATATCCCGGCATCATTCCAATTCCGATGTATCCCATGTTTAAAAGGGAAACTGTATACAATGCCGATAGAGGAGTTTGCAAAAACTTATAATGTCAGTAAGATCATTGATATTAATGGTAAAGAATGGGATTTGTTTACAGATAAGATTGACTGTATTTTAACAAAAAGCCAGTTTAAATTCCATGACATTTATGAGTCTGTGGAAGCGTGGCGCAAAGAATTTGACAGGGAAGTGCATGGATATAAACGGACATTCAATATATCGGAGTATGATGTGGCTTTTTCAGAATTGGAAGACGCTACCGTGATGGCATACCAGCCGTTGCAGACATTAACTTTTTCAGAGGATGGCATAAAAAGGTTATGTAATCCAACAGTAAAAAATTATGTTGCTGCATGTAAAAGTGTGGAAGGATTTTTAAAATTCAGAGGGGTATGCAGTGAGGATGACAAAGAAGACGATATTGAGTGGTTAGAATATCCGCCTTATTACTATGCAATGTATTATAACCATTCACTTTTTAATGATGGATTTATTAAAAAGAAGATGAAACAGGACTTGAAATCTGCAAAAGAGAGGGCTTACGTAGGTAAAATTACAGTGAAAGGGAACTACCAGACATTAACGCCGGATCTGTTTGCGCTGATGCAGCATATATTCGGGCTTCCGGTTACAGGGTTATTGAAATATAACCAGATTTATTCTAATTACTGGAACCATCATTTAGAAGGTACGCCTTGGGTTGATATCATAAGATCACCGCATATTGCGCAGGAACATTCACCAGTACAAGTTGTGACGAGTGGGGCAATGGAAAAATGGTTTGTATACCAGAAAACGGGTATTGTCATTGGTGTGTTTGGGAATACGGTTGCATTAAAGGCTAACAGCGCAGATTTTGATGGGGATCATGTACTTACAGTGGACAGTCCGGTTATCTGCGAAGCGGCAATAAAACAGTTTTCCAATACAATCTACCATGAAAAGACGGAATATCCATATGTAAAGGGAAAGAAGAAAAATAATATTGTTGTAAGTAACATGGATGAAACCATAGAGTGCGATTATAAGGGCTATAAAAACAATATCGGCAATGTAATTAACCCGATCTCGGTTTTATGGTCGGTGGGAGGTTCCGGGGAAGTGCAGGATTTTATAAAGGTTATGAGCATCGTAGGATCAATTACGATTGACTACGCAAAACATGGGGAAGAAGCGGATATCCCGAAATGCATCCTTATGCTGTTAAAGAAACACCAAAAACCGTATTTTATGAAATACCTGCGTTCCGGCAAGAAGAAAAGAAGCCAGGAAAAGGAACTGAAAGCAGTTGGGGAGTTGGTAGGCAGTGATATTGAAACGGAGTTGTTTGACAATACGGACTGTACAATGAACCGGATATGCCATCATATGGAAGGGCAGATTGGCAGTATTGATATGGATATTAATATTGAAGAAGAATTCCATTGGGAGAGATTAATAGCATCCCTTCCAGATATTACAAGCTACAGATATAAGAAAGTCAGGGATAAACTAATAGAAATGCAGGAATGGCTCTATGAGATTAATAACGCAAAATATTGTAATACAGAAGACACAAATGACAGTGTACAAGAATATAACAAAAATTATGATTTATTGTATGAATATGCAAAAGCTGAACTGCTCGCCATAGTCCGTGACGAAGCTGAATTGCTTGATATGCTCATCACAATTTATTATTCGGATAAGAAATTCATGGAGAAATACAATGATAAGACTGTTTTGTGGGGCTGTTTTGGTGAACAACTTATTGAGCGTTCTAAATGTAATTTTTCATATCTTAGTAATTCAGATATGGACAGGCTGCTTAAAAGAGGCGGGAAGGCGAAAAAACATTTGGAAGATTTGAAAGAATATAGGGAGAAGAATTTCCAGATATGGGAATTTGAGAATGAAAAGAATGTGGACAGAGAAGTAACTTTATATAAGGAAGACATTCAATGGATCAAAAAGTCAATCCCTACAAAAACAGAACGGTGTACGGATTGCAGGAGATTAATGCTGGTGTTGGCTTATATATGCCGGAAATGTGACATAGATGCCATTAGTATTATTCATAATAAAAATAACCGTATTACAAAATCGGCATTATGTAAACTTGCTGACATAGACAGAAGATATTTTGACGAAGATATAAAAATATTGGCGGAGTTATGTTTGCTTGATATATCAGTTGATAAATACAACCATCTGACATTAAAAAACGTACAGATGAACATGGACTGTAATGAAATACTTTTCACTGATATTCATTATAGGAAATTAGCAGGCGTTATGAGGGATAAAATAAGAAAAAGTGAAAAATCCGTCAAAAAAGACTGTGCTTAAATGCCTGAAAGTACTGAAAAATAAGGGGTTTTTAAACAGGTTGAAAAAGATTTGTACAAACTATACTAAGAGAAGGGAGTAGCGATAATTACAAAAATTTATACATAAAACATTGAGGAGGTAACATGAGCCAAAACCAAAATGAATTGAGAGAAAAGCTGAATGCTACGATTACATCTGGTCTTGTTGCCAAAGCGATAGCAGCAAAAACAGGGATAACAACGGATTATCTTTCACGGTTCAAAAACGGGCATATATGCCTGTGTGAAGATGATGCTAACAGGCTTAAGGCATACTTGGACAAGGTTGTAATACCTGATTAGGTAATAATCTGCATAAATGCAGTTATTATAAAAAATATTCAAGAAAGGCTTGAATATCGTACTATTACGGCGTAGGGGAAGCAGACAGCATTGTGGAAAAGGCTGTTTGCAAAATTCCCCTTGCCAAACGCAAACTGTTGCATATGGCAGTTTACATAAATCCATTCAATTAAATAATGTAATCAGGCTGGTGTGTGCCTCAAAACCACATCAGCCATTATGTGCGCTGAAACTCCACTTAGGCGTACAGAAATCATTCAAAACAAATAACAGATGTAAAAAGCCCTGCTGCATATACTCCCAATATGCATGTAGGCCGCCCAGCCGATACACGGAGCCTCTACAACTCCCAGGCTGGGTGTTAGTTTCAATTTTTTTTATAGAAAATATTATCCATGAATAAAAAGGAAGGTGAAAGAAGTTTTGACACAAGAAGAATTACGAACAATGTTACATCAACGTTTAGAAAGAGAAAAAGCCAGTTATATATGTAAGGTAATTGGGATGAATAAAGATACGCTTAGTAAATTCAAAAACAATAAAATTGATCTGTACCCACATTTATTCGTGAAATTGCAGGACTATCTTTTGAATAATTAAGCAGCCAATAAACCAGGCACCCATTTCTCAGGAATCCGGATTCTGAAAATGAAATTATAATTCTGAAAATCAAATAGTAACAGGAACCCAAAAACATTAAAAATTATAGAAAACCAAAAAAATACTCAAAAAACAGTAAAAAATCATAAAAAAACGCTAAAAATTTGAAAAAATAAGCAAAAATTTACGTTTTTTGGAAGAAGTGTAAAACATCAACATGATACAATACAATGAAAATTTAATATGGAACTAATGATAGCACAACAGTGGGATGGTGTAAAGTTGGAAAATATGTTTGTGTTTTGGATAGTGGAGGGTAGGTAAGCTGGGATGGTAAATATATTTAATAAGGAAGAAACAGGAAACATATGATTGCATCAATGGGGTAGGGGTGGTATAATGGTAACATAATATATAATGGAAGAAAAAGGTTTGGGGGTGTAGGGTATGGGCAGAACAATTCTTTGTCCGCATTGCAAATCAACCATAAATGAAGATATATTGAAACAGAAAAATAGTGAAAACATATGTCTGGTTTGTGGTGGGAGATTGGATGGTGGAAATGCAGATGGATTAAAGAAAAGTAAATGGTATTATTATAAGGAAGGTGGGGGGACATTGATGAATACAGTGTCTACTAGCTTTACACCTTTATATACATTTGAAGCAGTAGATTTGGAAGACGCAAAAGAACAATTAAAAGAAGTCATGCCTAATAGCCCCCTTTTGAGTAATAAAACTGTACCAAAAGTGCAGTGCCCATATTGTTTCAGCACAGAGGTACAATTAGTGCCAAAGAAATTTAGCTTATTGACAGGCATTATGACAAACGGATTCAACCGTGTCTGTGTCAGATGCCAGAGGAAATTTTAGGGTTTTTAACAATTGAATAATAGTGACAGCAAGGGAGATTATTTCATAGTCTCTCTTTTATTATGCTTAAAATTAAGGAGGAAACAGGAATATTGAGTAATGGAACAAATGAATTTGTATTGGACTTACTTGCCCTCTTGGATCAGCAGAAGAGCAAAACGCAGATCAACGCCCAGATTAAAGAGCTGGAGAAAAGCATACGGAAACTAAGGCTTGTTGGGATTCTGGCAAAAGGCGACACAAAGAATGAAGTCAATCAGATTATCCGGCAGATGGAGGGGAACCTGCGGCAGATTAAGATACAGGCGAAGATGGACAGCCGCCAGCTAAACAGGGAAATTAACAGCGCATTGAGGAATGTGTCAGCAAGGGACATCCAGCTTAATATTAATAGCAACAGTGAAAGGCTTGGTGTACAGGTTAGGCGCGCCGTTTCCGAGGCAAGGGAGTTTGCAAGCAGGAACCCTATCAGCGTGAACATTGATTTGAAGAAGGAAAAGTTATTGAACCAATTGACGGCATTTACCAATAAGCACACCAAAATAAATGAATCGTCATACTGGCTTGGGGAAGCAGAAAGGCTGCGGAATGTAATCAGTTCCATTACAAACAGGGATGAACTCAGGAATGCGACAGACCAGCTACAAGTGTTCACTACAGGGGTAAGGGCTACCGGGTATGCAGCCTTGTCAACAACTGACAGGATCAAGGGGATGCTGGGGAACGTCATAAAGGTTGGGAATTACTTTGGGCTTGCTTTTGTTGCGGTAAATAAATTCCGGCAATCCCTAAATACGCTGAAAACCAATGACACGATACTTGTTGAAATATCTAAGACCTCAGAGATGACGAAACAGCAGCTAAGGGAATTAGGGGACGAAGCCTTTAAAGTCGCAAGCAAATTCGGCCAAGTTTCGGGGAATTACCTTACAGCGGTTCAGGAGATGGCCAGATCAGGTTATGAGATGATGTCAAGGGAACTTGGGGAGCTGTCATTATTGGCGCAAAGTGCCGGGGATATGACGGCAGAAATGGCGAACAATTACCTGCTTGCAACAGACGCGGCATATAAATATGGCGGCAGTGTGGATAAATTAACAGCCGCCCTTGACGGGGCGAACTACATTTCAAACAAAAATAGTGCGTCATTGACTGATATCGCCGATGGTATCCGCGTTTCTGCGTCCTTTGCGGCAAATGCGGGGGTAGCCATTGAAGAACTGACGGCGGCAGAAGCTGCCATGGTTGCAGCAACAAAAAGAAGCGGCTCTGAAATGGGGCGGTCTTTCCGTTCCATTATCCTCAACCTCCAGCAAGTTTCCGGTGAGTTTGACGGGGAAGTGATTGACGAGGAGCAGCTTAAGAAGGTGGAAGACAGATGCCATTCCCTGGGCGTGGAGCTGGAGTATATAAAAGACGGTGTTGCGACACTCCGCAACCCGATGGACATACTGAAAGACTTGGCAGAGGTCTACAATTCCTTGCCAGATAACAGTGCAGAAAAGCAGGGGCTGATTTCAGATATAGGAGGAAAGTACCATGCAAACGCGCTATCAGCCCTTTTAAGCCGGTGGGATTTATATGAAAAGATGGTTGGCGAGTTTTCACAGGGCACAGGCTCCGCACTGGAGGAAGCAAATAAGACAGCAGATTCATGGGAAGGACGCTTAAATTCCCTTTCCAACAGTTTTGATTCTTTTGTAGCATCCATTACAAGTAAGGATGTGATAAAAGGTGGTGTGTCATTCCTTGACAATGCAATCCAGTCGTTTGAAAAGCTGGCTGACACAATAGGGGCAATCCCAGTCATCCTTACCGCTTTCCAGGCATCAATGACAGCCCTCAATAAAAATTACGGAATAACGCAATTGTATAATAAAGATACCCATAAGATAGACTTGCAAGGTAATATCATGGGCATAGATATCACTGGTTTTAAGACACAGCAGAAACATTTCAGGGATGCAGCAGAAGCAATACAACTTTGGAATGGTAATTTGGTTAATGGTACAGCAGATATGAGCACTTTCGCAAATGCTGTTGTAGAGAACAACGAACAGTTAAAAGCATACCTCCAGACAACATCCGTAGAAGCCCCTGCTTCTTTAGCAGGATACAGGGCATATTTGAATTCCTGTGGTGTTTCAACTGATTCACTCAGGATCAAAACAGTGCTTTTAAATTCCGCACTGACTTTGGGTTTGAGCCTTGGCATACAGGCAGTTGCAACAGCAGTTTCAAATTTCATCCGCGTATCAGGCGATGTTGCGCAGAAAGCAGATGAAGTAAGCAATACTTTCAGCAGCGCAAAGTCCGACATTGACAGCTACAAGTCCAAAGTGGAAGAGCTGCAAGCAGTGCTCAATGATTCCAGCTCCTCCATCTCCGATGTCACGGAAGCACGCAAAACCCTTATGTCAATCCAAGACGAGATGATGGAAAAATACGGCGCGGAAAAGGGCGCAATCGACTTAATCACCGAGGGGATTAACGGACAGGCAGACGCTTTTGATAAATTAGCGCAAAAGCAGTGGCAGGAAGCAAAGAATGAATTCAATGATGGCGGGTTCGCCAATAATGCTGCAAACCTCATAAACGGATACTCAGACAATATAGACCGTATGTTATCTGAATATGGCGATTATAAAGTAAAGCTGGATTTATCCGTGGCCACAACCGGATTAAGCCCAGCGGAAATAGAGGAATTCAAGAAATTATTCGAAGACAATGGGATGGAAATCACTTATGGGACGAAAGGGACGGCCTCCAACAACCCGTTTGTGGAACTGTCCGGGAACGCAAGTGAGATGCATGAAAAACTTCTGGAACTCCAGGAAATGTTTTCAGGCACAAACCCATTATCAACAGAAAATTTCAGGAACTATTTAACTGGCCTTGCGAATTCCGCAAAAGAGGTATCGGAACAATATAAGGATATGCATGACAGCTATATCCTATATGAAGAAATAGCAAAGAATGAGGGCTATGCCAGCGCATTTGATAATATCAAAGGTGCATACCAGAAATACAAAGACGCAAAAGTTTCCGGCAATGGACAGGAGCTTGCAAAAGCGGCAGAGGATTATGCGAAAATAATCACGGATGCAACTGCCAAGGCATTGGAAAACGGGAATGGGGGCGTTGCAGATTATTTTGAATCCATGTACCCGGAACTGAAGTCCATGGTGGGACAGTGGGAGTTCAAGACAAAAATAATCCCCGACTTTGACATGAGCGGGTTACAGGGGAAAACAGAGAATGACGTCCTTGGGATGCTCCAGACAGAGGGCACACAGGAAGGGGAATCTGTTTTCAACTCGATTATTGATAAAGCAAAAGAATATGGGATTATTACAGAGGACAATGCAGAGGGGATACAGGAAGTGTTGGGTCTGCTTGTGGAATGGGGCATACTGCAAAAAGACATTTCAGAAACAGAACCGCCGGAACCGCCATCCTACAAAGACTCCCTAGACGGCGTGCAGAATGTTGCGGGCAACCTCAAAACCCTCATGGAAGTCTATGACGACGTACAGGACGGGGATGGGTTCGACTGGTCTTCCATCTTAAACAATGATGATTTTGAAGCTGTCTTCAGCAGCGCAGGGAAAGCCTATGATGACTTTATCAAAACAGTCACCAAGAACCCAGACGACATCACCGCGTGCCAGGACGCTTTTGACAGGCTGGCGACTTCACTCATTGACAATAGCGGCATTTGGGATGATTTAACCGCTGAAACAAAGGAAGCCACCATTGCAATGCTAGAGGAAAACGGCGTTGTAAATGCAGCAGAGTTAGTGGCGGCAAGGCTTGCTTTGCAGGAGGAATGGCTTGCGCTCACAAAAGACAATGCCGCAATGGCTGGGAAGAAACTTTCCGAGACGACTTGGGAAGAAATTGCTTCCATCTTAAGTGAAGGGAATGCATCCGACACAACAGCGGGTTACCTTACCGCACTTGCCATCTCCAAGATGGACGTGAACAGCATCACCATTGACACCACGGACGACGTGAACCAGATTGTCGCAATCGCAAATGCAGCAGGCGCATCCACTGCATATATCCAAGCCCTTGCAAATGCACTCCTGAATTTCAAGTCCATGCAGTTCGACACGGACACACTGGGCGGGAAAGTCGGCAACGCGGCAAGGGACATAGCGGCAAATGCCTTGGAAAACGGCCTGAAATCCACGCTTTCCGCACAGTTGGAGGGCGCAAAGCTGGATGCATCCCAGTTCTATGCAAAGTCAGGCGGCACGGGCGGCTCCGGGAAATCTGGGAAGTCTGGTTCCGGGAAGTCCGGTTCCAAGGAGAAGGAAGAAAAACAGTCCATAGAAGTGTTTGACTTCATTGAAACTGCAGTCTCCCGTGTCGAGAAGGCCATTGACAGGCTGAAGACACGCGCAGAAGAAACCTTCCGCAGCTTCACAAAGAGGGGCAGGGAATACAAGAAGGCAATCTCCAGCATTACAGAAGAAATTGACATCCAACGCAAGGGATATGACAAGTACATGGCAAGGGCGAACAGCATCGGCTTGGAGGAAACATGGGCGGCACAAGTCCGTGACGGCAGCATCAACATAGCGGACGTTGCAGATGACGGCCTGAAAGAGCGGATTAAAAATTACAAGGAGTGGTACGAAAAGGCACTCCAATGCCAAGAGAAACTGGAGGAGTTACAGAAGACACAGAAGGAATTAGCCCGTGAGAAAATCGAACTCCTAATCACCAAATATAGCAAACTCCTTGAAAAACTGGAATCCGCAAACAAACGGATACAGGGCAATATAGACTACAAGGAAGCATGGGGCTTCTCCGCAAGCACAAAGGACTATTCCAAACTCAACAAAAACGCACAGTCCCAGATTTCCAACATCATCAAGCAGGACAAAAAGCTGAAAGAGCTGCAAAAGACTGTCACCAAGGGTTCTGAAGCATGGCACGAATACAATGAACGGATTAACTCAAATAATGAATCCATCCAAAGCCTCACAAAGACCATGGCTGAAAACGCCACCGCATCCGCTTCCCTTGCAAAGCAGAATGCAGAAGCCAAAAACAGTGCAAAGGACACCGCAGATGAAAAGACGGATACACGCCTTTCCACCGCGTCCACTGCATCCAGAAAAAACAGCCTAATAAGCAGCAAGGCAAGGAACATTGACGCAAGGCAGAAGAACCTACAGGCAGCTTATGCAAAGACTGCCAAGAGCCGTTCCTCCTATGGGGATAAAATCCTGAAATCCAGCAGGAAGGGCGTTTCCAAGAAAAACAGGAAGCTGTTCACACAGGCCATCGCAAAAGTGAAGGCCGGGAAATTAATACCCGCCACTGCCATAAGCGGCATCGTGGACGCAATGAAAACCGCAACGGGCAGGGAATACAAGGCACTAAATACACTCCTCTCCTACTGCAATTACTACAATGCAAACAAAAATGCAGAGGAGGAAAACAGGCTTAACCTAGAAATGTACGCCCTCACCGCACAGGAAGAGAAAAAGTCCTTACGGCAGGAGCAGCTAAGCAACAATCTGGACGCAAACCAGTCCAAGGCAGACCGCAGCACAGTCTCCAACGCAGAATCCACGTCCGCAAAGAACCATAACCTCAATACGCAGACCCGCCAAAGCAGGGCAGACAGGGACGCCCAGACAAAGGCAAGGAGGACGGCATCCAAGGACAGGAAAACAGCCGCAGGGAAGGCAAAGTTCTATACGGGCAAGACATATAAGGGGCTGAAAAACAAAAAGCTGAAAAACCGCCTGAAAAAAGCGGCATCCGCTATTAAGTCCGGCAAGAAAATAAGCAATGGCGCACTGAAGGCCGTGAAGGAATACTGCGAAAAATACCTCATGGGCGACCTGACTTATTATTACAACTGTTTAGCCTATAATGAAGCAGTGGAAAATGAGCTAAGCGCAAAGGAAAGTGAAACGCTTGCAAAGGCACAGTACTATGCGGACAGCTTACAGGCAAAGCAGGAAAAGGCGGCCAACACAGTGTCTGGCAGGGACGCGGAGAATGAACTGCACTCCGCAGCCGCAAAGAACCAGACCACCGCAGGGGCAAAGAACCGCTACGTGGACAGCCAGATATCCAACATAACCAAGAACGCGTCCACCTATAAGTCAGCATATAACACTGCGAAAAAGGACTTCTCCAACGCGAAGAAGAAAATCGAAGGGAACAAAAGCAAAAATAAAGCTGTAAAGGAAATCAAGTCCAAATACGTAAGCAAAAACATCCTGATACCAGCACCCTACATTGAGAAGGCATATGCGGTATCCAACAGCTTCGGGCTTGCATGTGAGAACTACAATGAAGCATTGGGCGCAATGGAAACCGCAAAGGAAACTTCTGCACTCTATGGACAGACCGCAAAGACAGAGAAGGCAGCCCTCGCGCTTGAGAAAATGTCCAACATTGAAACGGAGTACTCCCACAAGGAAAGCGAATTCGCCCAGCGCGCCGCAAGGCTCAACAACGCCATGGACATTGCACAGGCGAAAGGCTACCAGACAAGCAAGGAATACTATGGAGGGCTGCTCCAGAATGAGGAAGGCACAAGAAAAACCTTAACCGGCAAACTTGCAGAACTCACCAAATCGCTGGAAGAATCGGTTGGCAACGGCACTGTCACCAAGTTCTCGGATGAATGGTACGAGGCACAGGGCAGGATCAATGACGTGGCAAATGCAATAGACGAAGCCGCAGTCTCCATGGCAGAGTTCAAGAGCCAGATACGCCAGATTGGATGGGACAACTTCGACTACCTACAGAACCGTGTAAAAGACGTGGCATCCGAACTCAGCTTCATGGTAAACGAATTATCAAGGGAAGGCGTTACAGATGACAAGATTGGGTGGCTGACAGAAGAAGGCAAGTCCACGGCATGGCTCCATGCAAACAGCTATGAACTTTACCGGAAACAGGCGGCCGATTATAAAAAAGCAGTCGGGGAACTAAACAAGGAGCTTGCAGACGACCCATATAACAGGACGCTCCTGGACAGGCGGCAGGAACTCATAAACTCCTACCGGGACGCAGTGGAAGGCGCACAGGATGAGAAATATGCAGTCATAGACTTATATGAACAGGGCTACAATGCACTCTCCAACAAGCTGAAGACACTAACCAGCGAATATGGGGAACTATTGGACACCCAGAAGGACGCATTTGAATACTCAGACACCATCGCAGGCAAGACAAAGGAGATAGCCGCCCTGCGCAAGCAGATGGAGGCCTATGCGGGGGACATGTCCGAGGAAACAAGGGCAAAGGTACAGGGAATCAAGGTTTCGCTGGAAGAAGCGGAGAAAAACTTACAGGAAACCCAGTACGGCAGGTACATCTCCGACACCAAAAACATGCTCTCCGACCTGCAGGGGGACTTTGACGAAGCAGTACAGGCCATCATAGATTCATTATCTGAGAACTTCGGGGAACTATTGGAGGGGATCAGCCAGACAGCGGGGGATTCCGTGCAGGCAATCACAGGGCACATGTCAGGGATTGGCTACACCCCGACAGACGAATTCCGCTCGTTATTGAATGAATCCGGCATCACAAATTCCGTGTCCGCAATGCTCACAGGCCTGAACGACTACCACGCAAAGATGGAAGCCCATGCAGACAGGATAGCGTCCGGGATGGGGCTGCCAGGGGATGCTGCGGGCAATACAGGCACAAATGCCGCACAAAACGGGAATGGCACAGCAGGGAATAACAATGGCACAGGCACTGCACCAGGGGGTTCAGGCACACAAAGCAGCGGCACAGGCGGCACACCAGGCGTGAAAGGCGGGAAACAGGAACTTACTGCTGTAAATGCTGGCGCACAGAAGCCAGTGGAAACATTGGAAGAAATTACAGGCGGCAAGGGGGGCACTGGGCAGGCAAATAAAAAACTGAAAACCGACGCGCTCTCCTACCTTGACAGGAACTTAAAGGCAACCAAGGCAAAGCGCGACAGCCTGTCTGACACCAACAAAAAATTCTATGACAAGTTCAATAAGAAGACACTGACAACCAAGCAGATGAAGGAGCTTGCAAAGCTCCTCGGGGTAAAGTACGACAGCCAGAAATCATCCGGGAGCCTATATAAGAAGCTGAAGGAAATCGGGATAAAGGGGTTCCGCGTAGGCTCCCACAACATCCCATACGACCAGCTTGCGTTCCTTGGCGAAGGGAGGGACGAGCTGCATTTCAGCAAAAACGAGGGGACGCTCACGAAAGTCGGGCAGGGCGACATGGTATTCACCAATGAGATGGCGCAGCGGCTGTGGGAGATCTCACAGGCAAACCCAGAATTAATCCGGGAGAAGTTCGGGATACCTGCCCCCGCAGCCCATGGGTACACCGCCCAGCCGCCCGCAGGGGAGGCAGCCCAGTATGTGGGGGGAGGGAACGTAACCATGAACGTCACCTTCGGGGACATGAACCTGCCAAACGTGACGGACGCAACAAGCGCAGGGGAAATGAAGGGCATCGTGGAGGACTGCCTGTGTGAAATCGTGTGCACGGAAAGCAGGGGGTTCAAGTGCCTGTCGGAAGGCCTATATTCCAAAATGCTCGGGCGCGGGATAGGCCATGCAAGGCTGTATGCGACAAACCACAGGCGTTAATGGCAGCAATAAAATAAGACAGACAGCAAGGCATATGCCCACGGGCATCCTGGGCGTATGCCGGCACAGAAAGGAAGGGTAAAAAAGTGGGCAATATGGAAAAGAAACTAAAAAGGGAAGACATTGACAGGATTACAAAGGAAAGCTTCATTGAAGCAGGGGGCGGCGAAATTGATTCCCAGTTCATGGGGAACCTGAAAAAGCTGGAAGCCGCATTTAAAGAGGGCGGGGTAAAAGATGAGCCAATGGCAACAATGTTCCTTTCCAGCATCATGACGGCACAGGCAAATGCAATAAATACAATGCGCGGGGTGCTTTATAAACTGTTTTGCGGAGAAACAGAAGAACCCAACACAGCAGAAAATGGAAATACAGGGGGAAATGAAGATGTACTTGGCCAATAAAGACAGGAAGATCCAGACCCAGCAAAGCATCATCCAGCGTCTGGAGGAAGAGAACAGGTGCTTAAGGGAACAGCTAGAAGCATACGGCAATAAGAACATGCAGCGGAAAATGGAACTTGCGGGACAGGCATATAAAGAATATATGGGGCTGGCCGCTGAACTGGATGAAATGAAACAGGAATACGCAGGGCTGATTGAAGACATAGTGGCAGAGAAACGGGAACTGAAAAAGAGATGCAAGTAGCCATAACCCATACTTAGGAACAGGAAACGAACCAAACGGGGCAGCATGCCAAAGCCGCCCCCAGTACATATGCGTATCCATACATTATATTATAGAAGGAACAGGAAACAAAATTTAATAGGAACAATACCAACACGGACAATACATAGCATGTAATAAAACATCTGACACTTATAAAAACAAAAAATAACTTAAAATTATTTACTTATATATGTACAGTAGGGAACCCTGCTGCATTCCCCATATAAAAGAAAAAACAATTACAGAGGTGATAAGACATAGGAACCATTACAGGAACGGAAAACCTGCAATATGGAAAAAGCACAGAAATATTGCAGTTCATCATAAATAGTGGTATGCTAAACCTAAGCGATGTGCAGGATAGCATGGAGGCCATGAAGAGAGAGGAATTATTGAAGAAGCACCAATACAAAATCTGGCAGGGGAAGGACGGGAAGTGGTACACTTATCTGCCGGATGAATCTAAAAAGGATGGGAGGAGGTTAATCAAAAGGACTACAGAAAAAGGCATACAAGGTACATTGGAAGATTATTATAAAAAATTTGAACAGATACAGAAGGTTACGTTTAAGTATGCATATGATAGGTGGCTTGAAGCACATTCCATTTCCTTTAACAGTGAAAATACATTGGTAAAATACCGGACAGATTATGAAAGATTTTTTAAAGGCAGTGATATTGAATTTATGGACATAAAGCTGTTTAATGAAGAAAATGTAAAAAGTTTTATCATTTCATTATGTAAAGAAAAGAAACTTGCACCTAAAGCATGTAAGACGTTGTGTGGATATATGCGGAATACATTTAAAAGCGCGAAAATTCATAAAGATATTCCAGAGAATCCATTTGAAAACTTGGAAACAAAGCAATTTTATCAATATTGTACAAGAAAAGTAAAAACACCAGAACAGAGAACGATTTCCAACCATGAGTTTAAGTTGCTCTATGAGCAATTCCATTTGGATTATGAGAAGCATCCAGATTACATTCCTACATATGCAGTGGAGTTTGCAAGCCTGACAGGGTTTCGGGTTGGGGAAATATCCTCATTAATGTGGAAAGATATTCAAAATGGGATGATAGTTGTGAATAAATCTGAAAAGTACAACAGAGAAAAAAAGGAATACTGGATTGGCTCCACCAAAAATGGAAAGGAAAGGTATATGCCACTGACAGATGAAATCATAAATTTGCTTATGCGAATAAAGGCAGTGCAAAAGAAGTATGGTTTTGATTCAGAATATATTTTTGCTAATGAAAACGGAAGGATACATGCGCCTGTAATTTCTTCCTGCGCAAAAAATAAATGTAAGCAAATAGGGATACCTTACAAGAGCATACATGCATACCGGAGGACTTTTTCGTCTAAATTAAAATGCAACGGAGTATCTACAACAGTGGTAGCATCATTGTTGGGGCACACAGAAGAAGTAAATGAACAATACTATACTTATGACATTACAGAGATGCAAGACAAACGCCTTATGGTTGGCATGGTAACAAAAGATATCATAAATACTCAAGTCCTGAAAGAAGAAAACAGACTTCCAATTAAAAAAGGTAATCAGAGGTAATCAGAATATGTATTCCCTCACCAATGAAAACCCTTGTAAAATAAAGAAAAATCGGGGTAACAGGATTCGAACCTGCGACCTCACGGCCCCCAGCCGTGCGCTCTAGCCAAGCTGAGCCATACCCCGAATACCTATCTAATATACCACAAGAAAAGACAAAAGTCAACTGTTAAAATTTGAATATTGAAATTGTTTGACTTTACGGAAAATACAACTATAATGGTACTTATACGGAAAAATTCCGTATGTTCCTAGGATTTTTAACATAAGTTAAAATGATGGAGAAACTATAGATAAGAGAGGCAGGAACTATGAGTACAAAGAAACTGAGCAAAAAGAAGCAGGCATTGGTAATTGCCGGTTTTGTCCTTTTGGCCCTTGCAACAGTATATTTGGGCATTGCAGTATATTTCAGCAGCCATTTCTTTTTCCAGACCACCATCAATGGCGTAGATGCATCTGGAAAAAGCGTGCAGTCCGTTGAAAAGATGATTGCGGCGGAGATAGACCAATACCAGATATCCATAGAGCCACGGGAAGGGGAAGCGGAAACCATAGAAGGCATGGCGGTTGGGTTAAAGCCTGTGTTTGACGGGACGTTAGAGATAGAACTGAGGAAACAGAACCAGTTTATCTGGCCTGTGGCATTTTTTCAGGATTCTGTCATGGAACTGGAAACTATGGTGGACTATGATAAGGAAAAACTAAGGAAAGAAGCGAAGAAGCTGGAAATGATGGACAAAGCCCAGATGCGGAAGGCAGAAAACGCCATGGTTTCCAAATATTCAAAGAAGGAAGGCTATACCATTATTCCAGAGGAAGAAGGGACCGTGGTAGACGAAGAAAAATTTTTTGAGGTGCTAGAAGACTCTGTAACAAACTTAAAGGGCAGCATTTCTATGGCAGAGGAGGGCTGTTATGTGAAGCCGGAATTTACGCAGGATTCCAAAGAAATCGTAAAGCTGGCTGAAACCATGAACAAATATGCAGGTACTGCCATTACGTATGATTTTGGGGATAAGCAGGAAGTATTGGACGGGAAAACCATCCATAAGTGGATTTCTGTCAATGAAGAAGAACATAAAGCCCAGATTTCCCAGGAAAAAGTAGCAGAATATGTGGCTTATTTGGCAGATACATATAACACTGCAGGGAAATCCAAATCCCTGAAATCCTCCTACGGGACGGATATCACGGTAAGCGGCGGGGATTATGGATGGAAAATTGACCAGGAAAAAGAAACTGAAGCCTTGGCAAAAAATATCAAGAAGGGGGAAAAAATCACAAAGGAGCCGGAATATTCCCAGACAGCCAACAGCAGGGCGGGCAACGATTATGGGGATACTTATGTGGAGGTAAACCTGACTGCACAGCACCTTTACTATTATAAAAATGGATCTCTGGTTTTGGAAACGGATTTTGTATCAGGGAATGACGCAAAGGGCTGGAGTACCCCAGTTGGGGCTTATGGCCTGTATTACAAGCAGTTGGATAAGACGCTGCGGGGGGAAGGCTATGCTACCCCGGTGGATTTTTGGATGCCCTTTAACGGCGGGGTAGGGTTCCACGATGCGACCTGGCGCAGGGATTTCGGCGGAAATTATTACAAAAGGAATGGTTCCCATGGCTGCGTCAACATGCCGCACAGTGCAGCCAAGACCTTGTATGACAATATCGAAGCAGGCTGTGCCGTGCTGGTATACCAGCTTTCCGGTACAGAAAGCCCGAAAGCCAAAGCCCAAGATGCGGCTGCCGCTGTCGTGCAGCTTATCGGCTCGCTTGGGGATGTGTCATTAGAAAACAAAGGCGCAGTGGAACATGCAAGGAACCAGTACAATGCCTTGGACGGCACAGCTAAGGGCTATGTCAGCAATTACGGCCAGTTAGAAGCAGCAGAAGCAAGGATTGGACAACTTGAGGCAGAAGCGGCTGCAGACCAGCAGGCCCAGGCAGAAGCCCAGCCAGTCATTGATGCAATCAACCAGCTTGCAGGGCAGGAAATTACGGTAGGCATGAAAGATACTATCAATGGTATCAGGAATATGTACAATGGCCTTTCCGAAGCAGCCCGGGCTAAGGTTACCAATTATAATATTTTAACGGACGCAGAGCAGAAGGTAGCAGAGCTGGAGAAAAAAGAGAAGGAAGATAAGGAAAAAGAAGATGAGAGGCAGGAAGAAGGGGAATAG